GCAGAGGAGCGCATGGCAATCGTGCCGCTCATTGGATGCCTAGTGCCGCTGGTGCTGGTTGCGGCCCTCGCGGTCTGGCTGCTCGCGTGAAGCGACTGTCGTCAGCCGATGGCGCAATTGCGCCGAACGAATCGCTTGCATTCCGGCCCGAATGTGGCAGTTTTCGCCGCGAGACGAATTGTCACCGCCGCAGGCGAAACTCTCGAAAGTCGCGGAAATCCGCGGCTTTTTTGTTTGAGGCGAGCGACCAGTGAGCGCTTCTCCGGCAATATCGAAAATAAAATTCGGTGCGGACGCGGCCTGCTCTTCGTGCCGGACGCCGGCGACGGGGTGCTTTGCCCTTTTCGCGCCCCCCCGCCGGAAGGCCTGGTGAGGATTGGCGCGGCAGGCGCCTGACCCCAGCGCACGCATCGCGGCGCTCAAGGAGCGGCGCAAGCAGTTCGTCGCGTCGAAGGTCAAGGGCCCGCTCAACGCCGAGGAGATGGCGGCCGCGATCGGCATGACGTGGCGTCAGCTCAAGACCTACGTCGAGGCTGATCCGGACTTTCCCTGCCTGCTGCGAGGCAGCGAGGGATCGCCCTACCAGTTCGACGCGAAGAAGGTGTTCGATCACCTCATCCGCTTCTTCGAGAGCAAGCTCAAGGAACGCAACGACCGCAACCGCCGCATCGCCGAGATGGCGGGCTTCGAGCCCGAGATGGCCGACACCGGCCTCAGCCTCGAGGAGTTGCGGCAGCTCGATTTCCTGCAGACCTCGAACCAGCGCAAGAAGATCGAGCAGCGGCAGTATGTGCCCCTCGCCGAGTTCGAGGGCGTCATCGCCGATGTGTTTACCACGATCCAGTCGGAGACCCTGTCGATGGTCGGCCGGCTCGACCCCGCAGGCAAATGGCCGGCGCTGGTCAGGGAACAGGTCAGGGAGGAAGGGCGCAATCTGCTTGTCAGGATCCACGACAAGCTCGGCAAGCGCCTGAACCCCGATGCTGTCACCACTGGCCGCGGTCGAAGAGGAGCTCAGGCGGCTCGGCGCTGACGGCTATTGCGCCGACGCGAGGGCGGTCGCCGCAAGCCACCTCGAGCTGCTGCTGCCGCCCGAGGACATTTCGACGAAGGAGTGTGCGGCGCAGCACCGCTATCTCCCCTCGTCCGAGGGCGGCGTCGATGCAGGCGGGCAGCAGGCGAAGCGGCTCTACGACCGCGCGCTGACGCCGTACATGGACGGTCCGCAGGATGCGCTGGACGATCCGGCGTTCATCGAGGTCGACGTCGTCGGGCCGGGCAGGACCGGCAAGTCGATCGCGGGCGAGAACCATCTGTTCAAGCGCCTTCGCAACGGGCCCTTGACGGACACGATCATCTACCTGCCGGCGGCGGAAGACGTGAACTCCTACGCCGACAAGGAATTCGCCGACTTCTTCACCCTCCATCCGGAGATCGCGGAGAAGGTCGGCAAGCGACCGACCGACAACAAGCGCAAGTTCAAGCGCGTCGCAGGCCGCGCGATCCAGCTGTTCCCCGCCAACCCCGGCACGGTGCGGCAGAAGCAGGCGCCGCTGATCATGGCGACCGAGGTCGACGGCTTCCGGCCCAAGCTGAGGGCGGCGTTCCGTGGCCTCGCCAGGGTCCGCGGCCGCGCCTTCGGGACGCAGTTCAAGCTCTACATGGAGAGTCACCCCGACGCCGGCTGGACAGCGGGCATCGCGAGCTTCTGGGCGCTGAGCAACCGCGGGCTGTGGTACTGGCCGTGCCCGCACTGCAGGCTCTGGTCGAGCCCGCACCCGCTCGCGCCCCGCGTCATCGACCCTGCGACGGGCACGCCGACCGACATGCTGATGCGGCTCGATTACGACCGCAACGACGACCTCGACGACGACGAGCTGCTCGACCGCGTCGAGGCGAGCGCCGGCCTTGCCTGCCCGCACTGCGGGACGGTGATCGAGGACAAGCACAAGGCGGCGATGAACCGCGCGGGCAAGTGGGTGTTCGCAGGGCAGGTGATCGTCCCCGACGGGACGGTGACGGGGCAGGCGAAGCAGGGCGACACGGCCGGCTTCTGGATTCACGGCACGATGTCCCCGTTCATCACCTGGGGGCGGCTGGCGCGGGAGTGGGTCGAGGTGCTGCTGCACTACGAGCGCACCCGCAAGCCCGAGCCGCTTGCGGAATTCACGGCAAAGTCATTGGGTGAGGTCTATCAGGGACGCGGCCCCGGATCCCGCGTCCTCGATCCCAAGGTCCTCGCCCAGCGCGCGGCGGATCAGGAATTGAACCCGGCATTCCCCAGGGGGACCTGTCCGCCGCGCGCAGATTTCATCACGGCCTCGGTCGACGTCGGCGGGCGCAAGTTCGACATCCTGATCGTCGGCTGGGACCTCGAGGGGCGCTCGTGGGTGATCCAGCGCGACACCATCCGCCGCAACCTCGACGACGAGGAACTGCGGCCAGCTGAGCGGCAGAAGGACTGGCTCGTCATCCGGGACAGGCTGCTGCGCAGCGTCGTGCCGCTCAGCGCGGACGACACGCAGGGCATGCCGATCGCGTGTGTCGCGATCGACACCGGCGGCGCCGGCAATGCCGACGGCGAGGAGCCGGGCGGCGTGACGTGGAAGGCCCGCGAGTTCGCGCGTCAGATGGCGAAGAGCGGCGACAGCGGCCTCAAGGGCTACCGGCTGATGCTGGTCAAGGGCCGCTCGAGCAAGACCGCGCCCGAGGTCGGGGCGCCGCGCGAGATCAACAAGGACGCGGAAGGGCGCAAGCTCATGCCGCCGGTCAAGGAATACACGCTCAACGTCGACAAGCTGAAGATGCAGTCGATCGAGCGGCTCGCGGTCGAGGACGGCGGGCCCGGCCAGGTGCACTTCGCCTCGGGCCTGCCCAAGTCGACCTACGACGAGCTGTGCGGCGAGGTGATGGTCGACGGCAAGTTCGAGCGGCGCGGCGCGAACGAGGCGCTCGACCTGCTCGGCTATGCCGAGGCGGCGCGCATCTCGCTGCAGCCGGAGCGAGCAGAGATCAGGTGGTTCGACGATGCCCGCGGGCCCGCACGGCGGCCGGTGTGGGCGCGGCCGGTGGCGATCGTCGCCGGCACGTACGAACCGCAACCGAAGAAACAGGCACGCGGCCGCACCGCGCGCACGGGGCGAGACCAGCTCGCCGAACTCAACAGGAGGTAGCATGTCCTTCTCGAACACCGCCGAGAACGCCATCCTGGCGTTGATCTTCAACGCGACGGCATGGGCGAACATGGCGGACAATGCGGCATCGTCGCCGCAGGCCAACATCGCCATGGCGCTGCACACCGCCGACCCAGGCGAGGGCGGGACGCAGTCGACCTCCGAGGCGGCCTACACCTCCTACGCCCGAGTCAACGTCGCCCGCTCGACCTCGGGCTTCTCCGCCCCCTCGGGCGGATCGACCTCGCCGGCGGCGAACATCGACTTCCCGACCGGAACGGGCGGTTCGGGGACGGTCACCCACTTCTCGGCGGGCAAGACCGGCGGCGGCGCCACCGACATCCATATGTCTGGCACGGTCACCCCGAACATCGTCACCGGCTCGGGCGTGCTGCCCCGCCTGACGACTGCAACGACCTTCACTCTAGACTGATGCCGCTTCCGCAGGAGCTGAAGGCCGCGACGGGTGTCATGTCGCAGCTCAGCCGGGACATGCCCGCATCGGTGCGGCAGCAGATCGCGCGTGCGATCCGGATGGCGATCGACGCATCCGCACGGGCACCTCAGATCGTCAGCCCGTCGCAGCCGGTGATGCGGCAGGCCGAGCGGTCGGTGCAGCAGGCGATCTCTGCGGCTGCGAACGCGCCGCGGCTGGTGGGCGTATCGCCCGCCGTGCGGCAGCAGGTGAGGAAGGCGGTGAGGTCGGCAGTGGCGGCATCGCGCAAGGCGCCGTCGATCCGGCATTACACGCCGGGACAGACGCCGCGCTGATGTCCGCGTCCGCCGTCGCCCGCCGTGTTTTAGCTCATGGCGACCATCGTGAGTTCCGGCGGCACTGGGGCGACATCTTCCCGCATCTCGCGGACAAGGGCCCGAGGACGGACGAGGAAGCCGAGCCGCAGTTCCACTTCGCCCGCACGCTCAGCGGCGTGGTTGAGCTGAAGCGCCGCGCCTGGTCGCACCGCTGGCTGCTCGAGCGCGGCCTTCCGAGCGGCTTGCCCGACCGCCTCCGCCCCAGCGCGGAGCAGATGTGCCCGCGCATCGCACCTGCGGTCGGCATCGCGGTGCAGGCGACCTCGCCGCTGATCGCGCCCGCGGTCGGCCTGATCCGCCGCGCCATGGAGAATGCGGTGCTCGACGCCGCCGCCGAGGGGCGGCTCGAGGACTCGGGCTTCGTCAAGGCCCGCATGGAGGAGGCGCGCACCGCGAAGGTGCGCGAGCTCTTCGGAAACATCGGAGGAATGAAGCCATGACCGAACCGACCATTGCCGCCGCCGCAGGCCATGCCGCGGGCGGGCGCAGCGAGGACGGCCGCGGCAAGGCGGTCGAGGCGGCGATGGCTGCCGCGACCGAGCAGGCGCTCGCCGAGGGCGTCACCGATCCCGACGAGATCCGCCGCCGCAAGCTCGCGGCACGCGATGCGGTTCGTGCCGGCATGAACACCAGGACCCGCGCGCCGAGCGTCGGGCGGGGCGACGAATGACCATGCGCCGCATCCTCCTCGCCAGCTGCGCCACCGCCGCGCTGAGCTTCACGCCGGTCGCGCACGCGGACGCCGCCGCGGCGGCGGGCAAGCCGCTGGCGATCGCGCTGACGCAGGGCATCACCGTGACCGAGGGGCAGCACGCCCATCCGGTGCTGAGCGCGAGCGGTGGCAACGGCCGCGCGGTCACGGTCGCGTGGAAGACCTCGGACGGCCGCTCCGGCAGCGTCAGCCTCAGCGTCAGCAGGCCGGTCACGCTCGACATCGGAACCACCGACGACACGGTCGTGAATGGCACGCGCTCGCTCGGCCTGTCGGCGCAGGTCGTGTCTGGCTCGGTGCATCCGAGTGCGCAAACCGTCATCGCGATCCTCGACAACGACGTCGCGCCGGTCCTGCCCGTCATCTCCGCCAACGCGGCGGCGGTGAACGAGGATGCCGGATCGGTGACGGCGCACATCAGCCGCAGCGGCGACCTCTCGGGACAGACCTGCTTCGTCTGGGCGACCGAGGACGCGACCGCGATCCGCGGCATCAACTACGTCGCATCGTCGGGCGGGCGCTGCTTCGGTGTGGGGCAGAGCGACCTTTCGGCCACCGTGCCGGTGCTGCGCGACGGCAAGTATCAGCCGGACCTGGTGTTCAACCTGGTGCTCAAGGAAATCACCGGCGGCACGCTCGGCAAGAACGCGCCGGTGACGATCCGCAACGTGGATCCGGCGCCACCGCCGCCACAGCCGACGACCAAGACCTGCGCCGAGGGATCGACCGTTCCTGCGGACCAGGACTGTCCGACGCAGACCCCGCCGGTGACGACGACACCGCCGCCGACCGACCCGACGGCCTCACCCGGCCTGTCCGGCGTCGCGCCCATTGTCTCCAACTTTGATGTGGCGGCCGAGATTCAGGATGCGCCCGTGCCGGGCACCGCCGCGCCCGACACGCTCGGCGCGTTCCGCTTCATCTGCAATGCTGGGCAGGTGCTCGCCGACGACCCGATCGTCTATCCGGGGCAGCCGGGCAAGTCGCACCTCCACCAGTTCTACGGCAACACCGGCGCGAACGCCTACTCGACCTACGAGAGCCTGCGCACGACGGGAGATTCGACCTGCATGTCGCCGGTCAACCGCTCTGGCTACTGGATGCCGGCCATGCTCGACGGGCGCGGCAACGTCGTCCGTCCGGACTATGTGACGATCTACTACAAGCGCTACCCGGCGACGTCGTGGCAGTGCACCGACGGCCGCGCGACCAAGGGCTGCGTCCCGCTGCCCAACGGCCTGCGCTACATCATGGGCCGCGACATGCTCAACCTGTCGGCGCCGCCGACCGGTAACTTCCATTTCCTCTGCGACAACAACACCGGCAACTGGCCGACGCTGCAGCAGGCGCTGAAGGTCTGCGAGCCGGGGCACCATATCGACGCCGTCGTCGATGCCCCGCCGTGCTGGAACGGCACGCAGCTCGATAGCGCCGACCACCGCAGCCACATGGCGTACATGGTCGACAGCCACATGGGCTACGTCAAATGCCCCGACACGCACCCGTACATGATCCCGCAGTTCACGCTCGGTGCGAACTACCTGGTGGTGGCGGGCGAGGACACCTCCGGCTGGAAATTCAGCTCGGACGACATGGCCCCGAACGAGCCCGCCGGCTCGACCTTCCACGCCGACTGGTTCGGCGCGTGGGACAACACGGTCATGGCGATGTGGACCGACAACTGCATCAACAAGCTGCTCAACTGCTCGGCGGGCATCCTCGGTAACGGGAAGATCATCAGGATGTACTCGGGCTTCTCGTGGAGCGCGGTGCCGCGGCTGCTGCCGCTCTCCCAGGTCCCGCAGACACCGGTGCGCTGATGGCTGAGCAGACCGTCGACGAACTCACCGCCGAACTGGCGGCGCTGCGCACCGCGCGCACCGAGCTGCTGACCAACGGCGGGGTGAAGGAGGTTTGGCGCGACGGCCGCAAGGTCGTGTACAACACCGCCTCCGTCAAAGACCTGAATGACGCGATCAAGGACACCGAGGCCCGCCTTGCTGCAGCCGAGGCCGCTGCGGCGGCATCATGCAGCAGGCCGCGCTTCCGCGCGCTGAAGGTCGGGTTCTGATGCAGTCGGTTCTGACCTCGCCGCTGCTCGGCGGCGGCACGGCGATGACGATCACGCGCGCTGCACCGCAGAAGCGCGGGGATGCGTCGAATGGCATCGTCCGCCCGCTGCAGCTGTTCACCGGCGCCTACGAGGCCGCCTCCTCGAGCAGCCAGGAGCTCAGCGGCTGGCATCCGAAGACCATGTCGGCCGACGCCGAGATCCTGCCGTCGCGGCAGAAGATCACGAATCGCGCCCGCGACCTCTACCGCAACAGCTCATGGGTGCAGGGCGGCGTCGACAAGCGCGTCGACAGCGTCGTGGGCCCGAAAATCTGGTTCCGCTCCAAGCCGGATTTCGCGGCCATGGGGCAGACCGCCGAATGGGCGGCGGATTGGGCGCGCAAGGCCGAGTCGATCTTCCGCCTCTGGGGCAATTCGTCGCGCAAGCTCTGCGACGTCGAGCGCCACGACAATTTCGGCGGTCTCGTGCGCCTCGCCTACTATCACTGGGTCGTGGACGGCGAGGCGGCTGCAGCGCTCTACTTCAAGGAGCGCGGCGGCATCCTCGCGACCTGCGTGCAGGTGATCGATCCGGACCGCATCAGCAATCCGGACGGACGGCCCAACGACAAGAACCTGCGCGATGGCGTCGTGCTCGACGACGACGGCGCGGCGGTCGGCTACTGGGTGCGCAACGCCCATGTCGGCGATGTCGGCATTACGAACTGGGACGCGTTCAAGTGGACCTACTTCCCGCGCGAGAGTGCGTCGGGGCGGGCGATGTTCCTCCACGTCTTCGACAAGAAGCGGGCCCACCAGCGCCGCGGCATCTCGCGGCTCGCCTCGATCATGTCGCGGATGAAGATGCTGGAGCGCTACGACCAGTATGAAATCCAAGCGGCGATCGCGAACGCGATCTTCGGCTTCTTCGCCAAGACGCAGCGCAGTTCCGACGACGTCGCGGCATCCCTCGCGCCGGTGGGCGACGAAGACGATCCGACCGATGCGCTCGAGGGCTACCGCGCCGCGTGGTACGAGAAGGCGGACCTGAGGTTCAACGGCGTCCGCGTGCCGGTGCTGCCCGACGGCGACGACCTCGGCACGCTCAAGACGACGCGGCCGGCGACGAACTTCCAGGCCTTCCAGCGGGCAGTGCTGAACTCCGGCGCGGCATCGCTCGGCGTGTCGGGCGAGCAGCTGAGCAACGAGTGGGCGGGCATCAATTACTCGAACGCCCGCACGCTGCTGAATGAAATCTACCGCGGCTTCCTCAGCGACCGCCACCTGTTCACGTCCGGCTTCACCGCGCCGATCTTCGCGGCGGTGATCGAGGAGGCAGTCGCCCGCGACTTGCTCGACGTGCCCGGTGGCAAGGCCATGTTCTACGTCTTCCGCGACGCCCTGTGCCAGGGCGACTGGATCGGGCCGGGGCGCGGCTACATCGACCCCTTGAAGGAAATCAACGCCGCGCAGCTGCGCATCTCGACCAACATCTCCAACCTCCCAGACGAGGCCGCCGAGCAGGGCAACGACTGGGAGGACAATCTGTGGAACGCCAAGCGCGTGCAGCAGGAGAAGGAGAAGTACGGCCTGCTGCCGGACCAGGGCGGCGACGGCACCGGCGGCGCGGGCGGCGGGACGGACGGCAGCGAGGATCCCAATGCCGCCGACAACGCCGACCGGCAGGAAGCAGCGGGAGCGACCAGATGACCGATTATGCGCGCATCGCAGGGCGCCTGTTCAACAACCCGCTGATCCTCAGGCCCGAGAAGGCCGAGATGCTCGTAGCCGCCCTCGCCGACCGCCTCGGTATCGCGCGGCTCGAGCGCATGGACGCCTCGGCGATGACCGTCGTCGAGATGAACGAGCGCAAGGCGCAGGGCCTGTCGGAGCCGCGCGCCGCGGACCGCTATTACGAAGTCGTCGACGGCATCGCGATCATCCCGATCGAAGGGACGCTGGTGCACAAGTCCGGCTGGATTGGCAGCTGGTCGGGCATGACGGGCTATGACGGCATCGCCACCATGGTGCGCCAGGCGCGCATGGATGGCGAGGTAAGGGCGATCTGGCTCGACATCCACTCGCCCGGCGGCGAGGTCGCGGGCTGCTTCGACCTTGCCGACGAGATCGCGGCCGGCTCGAAGCGCTTCGGCGGCAAGCCAGTATGGGCGATGGTCAACGAGGAGGCGTGCAGCGCCGCCTACGCGCTGGCGAGCGCGGCGGACAAAATCTACGGCACGCGCACCTCGATCAGCGGCTCGATCGGCGTGTACATGATGTACGTCGACTGGAACGACGCGCTCAGCCAGGACGGGATCAAGGTCACCTTCTTCCGCGAATACGACCTCAAGGCGCGCGGCTCGGGCCTCGAGCCGATGGACGACGAGACCGCGAAGAAGTTCCAGCAGTCGGTCGCGCAGACCGCCGACACCTTCACGCGGCTGGTCGCGGGCAACCGCCCAGGCAAGCTGACGATCGCCGGCGTGAAGGCGCTGCGCTCGCAGTGGTTCGACGGCCCGCAGGCCGCGCAGAACGGCCTGATCGACGGTGTCCTAAGCGAGGTCGAGGCCTTCGCCAAGCTGCAGCGCTCGATGAAGCGCGCCGGCGCATAACAGGAGGAAAGAGATGGCAGTAGAGATCGCGTGCTTCGCGGCGCGCGTGCGCGACCGCATGGGTCCGATCAGCATCTTCAAGCGGCCGGGGCTCGGCGCACTCGCCGGCGTGGACATCGGCGCCAGCGCGGCGCGCTCGTCCGCGTTTCCTGCGGGCACCAAGTTCGTGCGGCTGGTCGCATCGGCGGACTGCCGCATCGAGTTCGGTGAGGGCACCGTCGACGCGACCGCCGACAGCGAGATGTTCCAGACCGGCGAGCATGTCGTCGCGGTGGACGGCGCGACGCACCTCTCGGTCATCCAGCCATGAGCGGCAACGAGTTCAGCTTCGGTTTCGAGTTCACGGCGAGGGACGGCATGACCCCGATTGCAAGCGGCGACTTCACCAATATCGCGACGAACAATGCCGCCGATGGTGTTTACACGATCAATGGTTCTACAGTGAGCATCGGGGACATCATTGACCTCGACAACGCTAATACTGTTTTCGATCCGGCACAGGACATCGATGAAGGTGGAATTAAAACACGTTTCAACATCGGTCCGGGGACCTATACCGACAGAACACTCGCGATAAATACGCCGCTTCTGACGCAGCTTCTGACGGATGGTTTTACCATTACCATCGATCTTTACGCGAATGCTAACATAGCAGTTAGCATGTATGCCGCAGATGACGGATTCAATTTTCAGTCTGGCGGCGGGACAAGCAACGACGGCCCATCTCACAGGACCAAAGTCAGTGACAAGAACTTTAACGAAGTTCTGGACGACACGATTTACCCCCCACTCGGCCAGTCTAGCAGATTGGCGATAGTGGTTGCTTCTGACCATGTAAGTGCAAGCCTCAACGGGTCGCCAGCCATCACGGTCGCAGGACCCGGCCTAGACCCATCGATGGCCGAGATCATACTCAATTTGAGCGGTTCTGCTGACGAGCGGATGCGCTCCTTCGCTTTTTACGATGTCGTCGCCGACGCCGACCTGCCGGCTCTCTCTGCGCTGTAGCTAGCGCGCAGCACGGCCGCTCCCGAATTCTCACACCCTCCAATTACCAGAGGAGATTGAAATGAAACTCAACCGCCTGTTCGGCGGCGCGTCCGCCGCTGCGCTCGCCGCGACCGCTCGCCAGGTCGCCGTCGAGGACGACGAAGGCAGTCCTGCGCCCGTCGCCCCGAACGACGACGATGAAGACGAACTGCCGGGCGAGGAGCAGAAGCCTGCAGCCGCAGCACCAGCACCGGCTCCCGCCGCAGCCGAGCCGCCCGCAGCGCCCGCGCCTGCGGCAGAAGCGCCGACGCCGCCCGCGAACGCGCAGGAGGGCGAACCGCTCAACCTCACCGCCGAGCAGCGCGAGATTTTCAATGCCGGCGCCACCGCGCGCGACATGGCCTATGCGGCGGTCTTCAGCGCCCGCGCCAAGGCTGCCGACGGCACGGAGGGCGAGCTGCTCGTCGCCGGGCGCGAGCAGGCCGCAGTCGAGCTGATGACCGACGGCCTGTCGGCCGACAAGACGATCAAGATGCTCGGCAAGCTGCCGAAGGGCAGCGCCGGCGATGCGATGCTCGCCAACCTACGCGCCGAAGCGGGGCAGGCACCAGCGCTCGCGCCGGGCGGCGGTGAGCCAGCCCCCGCGGCGAGTCCGTGGGCCAAGGCCGGCAAGAAGCTCGGCTGGGACAAGCCCGAGAACAAGTGATCCACCGGCCCTCGCGGCCCTCCAACCTCATATTCCTCGAAGCGAAGGGATTTCTGCCATGACTGTCATCACTTCCAGCCACAAGCACGCCGGCTGCTACCTAGGCGAGAGCGCCGCGCTCAACCTCATCAACGAGGAAGCGGTCCTGATCAGCGGGTCGGGCGTCGTCGACGCCGGCACGGTGCTCGGCGAGATCGAGAGCGGCACGCAGACCGTCACCGCGACGGCCAAGTCGGGCAACACCGGCAACGGCGCGATCGGCACGGTCACCGCCGATGCGGGTGCACCGAGCGGCACCTACAAGCTGACCATCATCGAGCCCGCCACGAACGGCGGCACGTTCCGCGTCGAGAACCCCGACGGCACCGAGGACGGCACCGGCACGGTGGGCGTCGCCTACAACGGCGCGATCAACTTCACGCTCGCCGACGGCGCGACTGACTTCGTCGCCGGCGACGGCTTCAGCGTCAGCGTCAGCTACGCCTCGAGCACGAAGTATGCGCCGTGGGATCCCGCGGGCAACGACGGCCGCGAGGTCGCCGCAGCCATCCTCTACGACAAGGTCGACGCGACGGCGGCCGACAAGCCGATCGTCGTCACCAAGCGCGGCCCCGCCACGATCAGCGATCCGTACCTGACCTACAAGACGGGTGCGACCGACAACCAGAAGGCCGCGGCGCGCGAGCAGCTCAAGGCCAAGGGGATGATCGTCCTGACGGCCTGACCGTCACCAACCTCGAACTCGCCAAAGCCGGGCGATCCTCACTCCCACAGAAGGGACAGCACTACCATGATCACCCTCGACATCTTCAACAATGACGCGTTCGCCGTCACGACCATGCTCGAGCCGGTCAACAAAATGCCTACTCTGCCAGGCGTCCTCGGCTCGCTCGGCATCTTCGAAGCCCGCGGCGTCAGCACCACCTCCGTCGGCATCGGGCTGAAGGAAGGCCGCCTCGACCTCATCGAGACGACCCCCCGCGGCGCGCCGATCAAGATGGCCGAGCCGCGCGACCGCAACGTCCGCAACTTCAACATCCCGCGCATCGCCAAGGGCGACAAGCTCTTCGCGGCCGAGCTGCAGAACGTCGTGCCGGATCCCGGCGAGACCGACGTCGACCTCGCGGTCCGCATCGTCGCGGAGAAGCAGCAGCAGCTGAAGCAGGACGTCACCTACACCGACGAGTTCTTCATGCTCGGCGCCATCCAGGGCCTGCTGCTCGATGCCGACGGCTCGACCATCTACGATTTCTACGACGAGTGGGACATCTCCACGCCCGCAGAGATCGACATGGACCTCACCACGCTTGCCGACGGCGACCTGCGAACGCGCATTGTCAGCCAGATCAGCCGCCCGCTGATCCGCGCGGCGGGTGCGGGAACGGCGATCCGCCGCGTCATCGGCCTCGCCGGCGACACGTTCTTCGACTCGCTCGTCGCCAACCCCGAGGTCCGCGAGACCTATCTGCAGTGGAACGCCGCGCAGGAGCTGCGCGGCAACAACGGCGAAGGCGCGGCCTTCTCGACGTTCCGCTACGGCGGCGTCGACTGGCTCAACTACCAGGGGTCGGACGACAACGACACTATCGCGATCGACACCGACGACGCGGTGATCTTCCCCGTCGGCGTGCCGGGGATGTTCCGCAAGGTCATGGGCCCCGGCGAGGCGTTCGGGCAGGTCAACCGCATCGGCGTCGACGTCTATCCGCTGATCGTCCGCGACGAGCAGCGCGATATGTGGGTGCAGCCCGAAATCTACGCCTACCACCTGTTCCTGAACACGCGGCCGGACCTGGTCCTCAGGGCCACCGTCGGCGCGTAAGCGCGCGTCAGGCAACGCATCCGCGGCCCGCCCAGCCCAGCGCCGGGCGGGCCGTTTTCTTCATCAGCCTTCAGGACAAAAAGCCATGGTCGCTTGCAAGGTTCTCAGCCCCTTCACCGAATATGTGCCCGGCACCGGCATGGTCGTCGGCAACTTGAATGCCGTGGTCGAGCTCCCCCTGCGCTACGCCAGGGTGCGCCGTGAACGCGGCTTCGTCGACTACAAGGACGGCGATGCCGCCGAGGAAGAGGGCATGGACGCCGCACGGCCGAAGAGCCGCATCGAGAAGCGCCTCATGGCGCGCGCCCAGCGCCGCGCCGAGCGCGCCGCGCGCCCCGCGGCCGCAGCGGCTCCGCCGCGCGAGACGACCCCGCCATCGCGCATCGGTGAGGCGAGCACGAAGGCCGCAGCGAAGCCCAAGGCCAAGGGCCGCTCCAAGGCGAGGACCCCCGCCAACCCCGCGCTCGCGGCCGCCCGCGCCGATTACAAGGCCGTGGTCGGCAAGAACCCGTCGCCGCGGCTCGACGCGGCCGGCATCCGTGAGAAGCTGGCCGAGATCAAGGCATCCGGCTCCGCGCCAGCGCCGGCGAAGCGCCCGAGCCGCGCGAAGAAGCCCGCGATCCAGAGCGACGCGCCGGTTGAATGACGCGCCTTCGCGACGCGACGGCCGCGCTCGAGACGGTCGTCAATGACACGCTCGGCGACGAGATCACCTACACGCCCGCCGGCGGGGAGCCGCTGACGTTCAACGCGTGGGTGGAGTTCGAGAACGCGCTTCTGCACGCCTCCGGCTCGGCCGGACGCGCGCGGCGCCGCGTCGTCGAGGTGCCCAAGGCGAAGGTCGCGGCCGTGAACAAGGAAGACGACCGCATCTCCATTGCGATCGTTGCCGGCGTGACGTTCAAGCCCGCCGACGTCGAGGAAGGCGAGGGCGGCAACACCTGGCGGGTCACGCTGTCGCAGGTGCGCGATGCCTGACGCCGCGCTCATCCAGATCACCAGTGCGATCAAGGCGCAGCTCGAGGCCGCGGAAGACGCCAACATCTTCGCCGACCGCGACGATGCCGAGCCGATCCAGGAGAGCGAGCGGCCGGCGAAGGTCATCCGCTGCACCGACGTCGTGCTCGACGAATATATGGAGCAGGGCCTCAGCAGCCAGCTGCACGAGGCGACGTTCGACATCGACCATTACGCCGACGCCGACAGCAGCGACAATCTGAACACCCAGCTCAGCAACATGATCGCCGCCACGGTGCCGCTGCTGGCGGAGGACAACTGGTCGCTCGGCGGCAAGGTGTTCGAGTTCGTCTTCCTCAGCGTCACCGCCAACGCCGACGACGTCCCCGATGCCGGGGTCGCGATCCTGACCTTCAAGGTCAAGTTCCTGACTCCGCTCGGCGACTGGACGACCATCATCCCGTTCGCCTGACTTTCAAACCAGAGAGGTTCACATGACCAAGCACACCGAGAAGGTCGGCAAGCTGCCGAACGCGTCGATCGATTTCTCCAAGGTCCATGCCAACGCCAGGGCGGGCAAGGACGACGTCTTCGACAAGGCGCTGAGCCACCAGCGCAAGGCCGCCGAGCCCGACGCCGGCGAAGCCGCTGTGGACAAGGTCGCGCTCGCCGCGCCGGTCGTACCCGCTGCCGACGACGACAAATAGCCGCTGCCGCCAGCACGCCAGATTAACCAGAAAGGATCCTCGCGATGCCCGACCGTTCCGCCAATACCGTCCTCGGCCTTGCGCTCGAGGTCACGCCCGGCACCTTCGTGGCGCCGTCGGCGCCCGACGACCTCCTCACCGTCGCCGATCTGAGGCCCAACATCGCCGGCCTGACGAGCGACGTGAATGAGTTCACCGGCTCGATTCACAAGCCCGGCGCAAAGGTCGGCGGCGCGACCTTCGAGGTCAGCGGCCGCTGTCTCCTGCGCGGCCCCGGCGGTTCATCGCCGCCGACAGCCGATGCGTATGTCGCGGGCCGCATCCTGCGCGCCGCAGGCTTCGCAGAGACGATCCTCGACGCGTCCGTTCCTTCGGGCGGCGCCGAGGCGCTCGGTGGGTCGGGCAACACCACGAGCATCGCCGCACTCGGCACGGGCGCTACCGCGACGGACGACCTCTACACCGGCCTCGCCATCGAGCTCGCGAGCCTCGGCACGATCGGGCAGGCCGCGAGCCTCGCGATGATCAAGGACTATGTCGGCACCGGCAAGCTCGCCTCGATCGCGCAGACCGCCGGCGCGGCCTACACCGGCAATTACCTGATCCCGCCGCAGCTCGCTTATATCCTGTCCTCGGACGAGCCGCCCTCGCTGTCGGCGTCGTGCTGGATCGGTTCGAAGCGCTATGACGGTGTCGGCCTGTCGATCTCGTCGTTCCGCATCAACCTGCCGACGTTCAGCCGCGACAACACCGAGTATCCGAGCCTCGAGTTCACGCTCACCGGCGACCTCTACCAGGACGCCGACGACACCTGCCCGACGCCGGACACCTCGATCGCGGTGCCGCCGTTCAAGAACGGCAAGCTGTGGATCGGCAACACCGCGCTCGGCGGCACGTCGGTGAACATCGACTTCGGGGCCCAGGTCGCCTACGCGCCCAACCCGAACAAGGTCACCGGCAACGAAGCTGCCGTGCTGGTCGAGACGACCCGTCGCGCCGAGTTCAACCTCAACCATGTCAGCAAGGCGACCTTCGACTTCATCGGCAAGGCGAACGCGCAGGAATATCACTCGATCATGGCGATGTACGGCCTTGCATCGGGCAATTACATCGGCGCCCTGGTGCCGAACGCGCGCTTCAACTTCCCGTCGCCCGACAACGGCGGGCCGCTGGTCAACATGACCGGCGAGATGCTGATCGACGATTCCGACTACGGCATCGCGCTCACCTTCCCGTACTACTGATCGTCCTAGCTAGGGCGGCGGTGCAACGCCGCCGCCCTTCGTTCCCCACCGAAGCAAAGGCAAAGCCGGCCATGACTTCAACCGTCCCCTTCTCGGGCGACGAGGTGCACGAGTTCACCCCGCCGACCCTCGAGAACATCGTCCCCACGCCGAGATTCCGCTTCCGCGCCGCAACCGAGCGCGATCGCAAGCGCTACGGCCACCTCCTCACATCCGAAGGCCTCAGGCAGTTCCCCGACGAGATCATTCGTGCGGAAATCCTTGCGACTCTGCAGCGCGAATGGTCGGAGGAAACCTTCAAGACCGAGAGCGCGCGCCTGCTCGATATCTTCGAGCGCATCGACCAGAAGCTCGACGTCAGCGACGATGAGCGCGAGGCCGCGGCTGAGCTGACCATGCGCTGCATGGACGTGTCGCCGATGCTGCGCCGCATGGACGCAGACAACCGCCGCTTTGCCGAAGAGGCTCCGATGGTGGCGCTCGGCATGTTCCTGGTCGGCTGGACGAACATGCCGACGCAGTTCCGCCGCGAGGCCGGCATCGTGCCGACGGCAACGCTCGACCTGCTCGGCCGCGACCTGCTCAAGATCGAGCAGCAGGCGGTCGAGGACAATGTCGAGGGCGTGACCGCGGGCCTCGGCTTCATCCAGCTCTGCACCCACGCCTTCCACCTGATGCTGCTCGACGAGGATGCGGAAAAAAACTCGTCTGCGCCGTCCCGATCGTCCGCCACCCGGAATGGTTCGAAGGCGAGCAACCGTCGGGATGGCGCATCGAAGCGGAGATCAGGGGGCAGCCGCGGACGTTCGAGTTCGCGGAAGACCAAAACCCCAGAGACGCCGTCCCCGAGCATTTCCGCGAGCTAGTCGTCCTCTGGTATCAGTGCCGCGACGGGCTCGGCAAGGTGCAATGGCCGGACGGCGGTCCTTACCTTGATCAGCCCGTGCGGCTGGTGAGGGCATTCGGTCTCATCGGCGCCGAGGTGCGCCGCTGGGACAAGCTGGAGGAGCCGAAACGATGATGCCGCGCCTGAGCCTCAGCTACGGCACCGGCATCTCGCTCGGGCCGTTCCGCCGCGACATGCTGGCGCGGATGGCGAAGGGCGCGCAGGTCGCGACCGACCGCGCATCCATCGGTGCCCAGGCCGACATCCGCTCGGCGATGCGCGGGCAGCGGCTCGGCGGCCTTGCGAACGCGATCAAGCAGACGTCGGACCTGAAGAAGGGCAGGGTGAAGATCACCGGCAACGGCGGCTTCAGCGTCAGCGGCATCGTTTATGCCCATGTCAGGAGCGAGCGCACCAAGGGAGCGCTGGACGCCTACACCGAGGGCGCGCAGATCGTGCCGAAGAACGGCCGCTGGCTCGCGATTGCCACGAACGAGATCCCGCGGCTGGTCGGACGCTACCGCATGACGCCGCAGCGCTACGTCGAGGCCGGCTACGAGAACCGCATCGGGCCGCTGCGCTTCGTGCAGACCCACCGCGCCAACGTCGCCTACCTGATCGCGGAAAGCGTCACGACCTCGCCCTACCGTTCCGGCTCGGCACGGCGGTTGCCCAAGAGCGGCAAGGTCCGTGCTGGCCGCCAGCATGTCGGCATCGTCGCCTTCGTGCTGATCCGGCAGACGAAGCGGACGAAGCGGATCGACCCGCTGCAGATCGCGCAGCGGTGGCAGGGCAGGATCCCGCGCTTGTGGGAGCAGGCGCTCAGGTGATATGAACGCGGTATGCGCTGGGTTAACGCAGTCGCGCTGACGCTGTTCGTTTCCACGCCGGCCCTTGGCGGCTGGCAGTGGGCGCAATGGGGCATGACGCCGGAGCAGGTGCAGGCCGCCGCGCCGGTGCGCACCGCCGCCTATGCAGACGCGCGACTGGACACGGCGGCGCTGCAATCGCGGCTGGTGACGACGCACCGTGCAATGGGCTTCGACTTCTCGGTTGCGATGCTGTTCGACCGTCGCAGCAACGGCCTCGCCGAGGTCAGGCTGCTGCTCAAGGACGAGGGCAAGTGCCCCGCGCTCGAGGGCGAGCTCCGGCGGGTCTATGGCGCGCCCGAGGCGATCGCACCGATGGGCGTCCGGCGCTGGCGCGACGGCGGTGCAGGGAACATGGTGACGTTGCAGCCGATCGGCGGCTGCTGGCTCGTCTATGAGCCGATACCGACGCAGGAGAGCAGCGGCCTCTAGTGGCCGATTTCCTCTGTCGGCGATTCACGGCCTAAGTATCTGACAAGGTGAAGAAATAGTCCGATTTCCTCGGAAGTGATTCACACCGTCTAGGCAACCGCCGCTCGGGCAACCGGGCGGCTTTTTCTTTGGGAGGAAGGGGAGGCAGTGGGTTACGGCAATCCGAACCAGTTCCCGGTCTTCCTGAAGGCGCAGGTCGATGGGACCGTCACTGCCGAGGTCCGCAAGTTCGAGGACTTCCTTACATCATCGGCGCAGCGCATCGGGCGCTCATTCAACCAGGCCGCGGAGCAGGCGGACCAGGGCTTCGACTTCTCCAAGACGCGCAAGGCGATCGACGACCTTGAGCGCGAGATGGGTCGCATCGGCAAGCTGCAGTCGCAGCGCGTCACCGACCCGCTCGGCATTGCCGGCGGGCTGACGAACCTCAAGAGCTCGCCGCTGCAGCGGATGATCAACGAGCAGGCGTCGTCCGAGGCTTCGCTCGATGCGCAGCGGCAGCGCTCGCATACGCAGCGCATGCAGGCGATCCAGCAGGAGTTCGATGCTTCGCTCGCCGCGATCCGCGCGCGCCGTGCCGCCGAGACGCAGGCCATCGCGGACATCATCGCGAAGGAGAATAGCCTAGTCGCGCTTGAGGAGCAGCGCGCCGCTGCACAGGCCAAGATGGTCGCTGGCCGCACCTTCATCCAGGCCCCGAGCTTCGATCCAACTTCCACGCTTCAGTCCGCCGCGGCGGCGCGCACGCACGCCACGGCGCTCAACACGCTCGCGCTCGCGGCCGAGAAGGTCGCCGCCGCCGAGACCGGCGCGACGGCGACGGACCGCGCCTATGCGGCGCAGCTGCGCGCGAGCGCCACCGCGGCCGACCAGGAAGCAACCCGCCTCGCCGAGCTCGCCGCGACCCAGGGCCGTGTCGCCGGCGCCGTGTCTGGACTCAACAAGGATCAGCTCAACCTTCAGTCCTCGATGCGCGCAACGCGCTTCGCCACGTTGCAGGCAGGGCAACAAGTACAAGATTTCTTCATCCAAATCGGCGCCGGCACCAGCCCCCTGGTAGCCTTCAGTCAGCAGGCGTCACAGCTGGCGTTCGTCATGTCCGCCGCTGGCGGTCAAGCCGGCAAGCTGGCGCGGTTCATGTCGGGCGGCGGCGGCACTGTGCTGTTCGCCGTACTCGCGCTCATCCCGGTCATCGGCACGCTCGTCGGCAAGCTCTTCGACCAGAACGATGCGGTCGACAAAGCGGTCGAGAAGATGCGCAAGGAGGCGGAGCAGGCGAAGGTCAATGCACAGGCGCAGGATCAGTGGAAGGCATCGATCGAAGGCGTGATCGACGCCGTGCGGCGGCAGCATGAGGAGCTCGACCGCCTGCTCAAGTCCGAGGCAGCGGCGCAGGTGCAGGCCGTCGCCAACGCGCAGGCGAACGTCGCCAGATTGCAGGGCGAACTCGACAAGGCGACGAAGCAGTTCGCCGATCTCGGCGGAACCGACCGCATTGGTGAGCTTCAGAAGAGCATCTCGACGAAGAAGCTGCTCGTCGGGGATACCAAGAACACGACAGCCGCGCATGACATCGGCGTGTTGCAGGATCAGCTTGATCAGCTCCAGGCGGCCAAGAAGCGGATGGACGATCTGCAAACGGACATCGCCGCTGCCCAGAAGAACGTCACCGACTCCCAAATCGTGCTCGGCCGAGCGCAAGGCAAGGCGATGGCGGACCTGGCGCAGCAGGCGACGCGTTGGGCGGACCTCTACTCAGATGCCCTGAAGGGCGTGGTGCAGCGCAATCCGACCCTGTCGCCGTTCGCGGCGAGCATGAGCGCGGCGGTCGAGAAGCTGAGCGCGGCGATGCAGCATGCGGCGTCGGCTGAGACACCGTTTGGCAGCTTCGCGACCGACGCCAAGAAACTGGGCAACGAACTCGACCTCGGTAAGATCAAGGTCGACGATTACATCGCGGCGATGGAAAAGCTGGCGCAACGGCTCGAGGCCGTCGCCCAGGCGGCGCAGGACGCGAAGAAGAACACGGGCAAGCTGGCGGAATTCAATCTGCCGGTGCAGGGGCGCATCACGTCAGGCTTCGGCGCGAGGACACCGCCGAAGGAAGGCGCGAGCAGCTTCCACCAGGGTATCGACATCGCCGTTCCCGTCGGCACGCCCGTGCGCGCGCCGCAGGTCGGCACGGTCGAGAGCGTCGGCTACGACCCAAAGCTCGGCAAGTTCGTCATCATTTCCCATGGGGCGGGGACGACGACGCGCTACGGCCACCTCAGCACGGTTTCGGTCAAGCGCGGCGACGAACTGCAGCAGGGGCAGGTCTTCGCCGAGACAGGCGCGACCGGTAACGTGACGGGTCCGCATCTCCATTACGGGGTGTACCAGGGGTCAAAGGCCGTCAATCCGCTGACCGGCAAGTTTCCTGCCGATGAGTTCGCCGTCGCCGCGGCTGGCAACAAGGCCGCCGAGCAGTCTGCGGCGGCGGCCGAGCGCGCGGCGCAGCAGGCGGCGAATGCGCAGGAACGGCTGGGCAACAGCAGCGACAGCCTCGCCGAGCGCGTGGCGCGCATCAACGAGCAGTGGAACGAGCAGCCCAAGCTGATCGACCAGGCGGCGCAGGCGCACCGCGAGCTCGAAGCGACGGTCAAGGACGCGGTGCAGTTGCAGGGCGATTACAACGCCCTCATCGCCAAGCTGCAGAAGGAGAAGCCGCCGGGCTACGAAGACCAGGTGCACCAGCTCGAGCAGAGCCGTGATGCGCTGAACGGCGTGATCGCGGCCGCAAAGGCGGCTGGCCCGGTGATCGATCAGGGCCTGCTGCGCCCGCTCACCGAGTACAACAAGCAGGCCCAGCAGCAGCGGCAGATCGACGAGGCGCTGCTCAGCGGCGATCAGGACCGCGCCGACGCGCTGCGCACGATCTTCGACCTCGAGAACCGCATCGGCCCGCTCACCGCCGGGCAGAAGCAGGACGTGCTCGACACTGTCGCCGCCGAGCGCAAGCGCACGGCCGAGCTGCAGCGCCAGGACCAGCTGATCAGCCGCGCGGTGCGCAGCGCGAGCACGGTGCAGGATGCGCTCACCGGCGGGATCGAGGCGTTCCTCAAGAACCCGACCGACATCAAGGGCATCCTCGCGCCGTTCAAGGCGGTCTTCGACGACTTCCGCCAGAACTTCGCGCGATCGATCTCGGAGGCGCTGCTCGGCGGCGACCTCGGCTCCAACATGGAGCAGGCGCTGCGCGCCAAGTCGGATCCGCTCGGTGCGGCCGGCTCGGACCTCACTTCGGCGGCTGGCGACCTCACGTCCGCGGCATCGTCGCTGACGCAGGCCGCATCGTCGCTGTCCGGCGCGGGCGGACCATCCCCGGCCTCGGTCGCCGCGACCCCGACCGCCTACCTGCCCGCGAACGGCCTCGGCGGCGTTCCGACCTACTTCTCTCAAATCTTCGGGCAGATCGCAGGCAACACCAGCACGGCGGCCACGTCGAGCACTAATCTTGCCGACATCCAGCAGCACCAGAGCGACATGCTCAAGCGCTCGGCGCTGCTCAGCAGTCCGGAGCAATATTACAACCTGCTTGGATCCAACATCGGCAAGAGCCTCGACAAGGCTCTCGGCAGCGGCCAGCTCTTCGAGAAGATCGGCGGCAAGCTCGGCACCGTGCTCGAGGGCGTGTCGATCGGGCAGACGGCTGGCGGATTCGTCAGCCTGCTCGGCGGCAAGTATCAGGGCAAGGGAACTCAGATCGGCTCGGCGCTTGGCGGCGGCATCGGCATGCTGGTCGGCGGACCGCTCGGTGCATTCGTCGGCGGGCTGCTCGGCGGTCTGGTGGGCGGCCTGATCGGGCCGGGCAAGAAGAACTACAAGGGTGCTGTCTCGCTCGGCAGTGACCAGTTCGGCAATGCCACCGTCGGCAAGTACAGCGGCGACGATACCCCGACGCGCAAGCAGAATGCGACGAAGGACATCAACAGCGTCATCGACGCACTTGAGGGCCTCGCCGACCAGCTCGGCGTGTTCGTCGATGCGAGCAAGGGCGCGGTGTCGATCGGCGTCAACGGCGACGACTATCGTGTCGACCCCACGGGCCGCGGCCGCACGAACAAGGACCTGCCGGGCGTGCTCAACTTCGGCAGCGACGAGCAGGGCGCCATCGAAGCGGCGGTCAAGAACCTCATCGAGGACGGTGTGCTCGGCCCGATCAGGGAAGGGACGAAGAAGCTGCTGCTCAACAGCCGCGACCTTCAGGCCGGCATCACCAAGGCGATGAAGTTCGAGGACGTCTTCAAGCAGTTGAAGCAGTACACCGACCCCGTCGGTGCGGCGATCGACGACCTCGACCACGAGTTCGACGGGCTGCGCCGCATTTTCGCCGAGGCAGGGGCGAGCACCGAGGAATATTCGCAGCTCGAGCAGCTCTACGCCTTCAAGCGCGCCGACGCGATCAAGCAGGCGACGCAGGAGGTCAACTCGACCCTCCAGCAGCTGCTCAAGGACCTGACCTACCGCGGCGACACCGGCCTGTCGCTCCGCACCCGCCAGCAGCGCGCCCTTGCGGACCTGGCCCCGTTCGAGCAGCAGATCAGGGCGGGGCAGCAGGTCGACCAGGAAGCCTTCGCCAACGTCGTGCAGTCGCTGCTCGATATCGAGCGCCAGATGTTCGGCTCGACCAAGCCCTATTTCGACATGCTGTCGCGCCTGACGTCGCTGACTCAGCAGGCGATCAGTAACACCGGACAGCAGGTGCAGGTGCCCGGCGTGACGCCGCTGCCGCCGTCGGTGCCGGTGGCGACCCCATCGGTCGTCTATCCGGCGACGGGCACGCCGGGCGCGCCCGGCACGGTGCAGACTCCCGCCGTGCCGCCGGCGGTGGCAGCGGCGAACGACAATTACACGCTCGCGCTCCAGATCACGGCCGCCATCAACAAGCAGACCACGGACCTGATCGCGGCCGGCATCAAGCCCGACGACGTCACCCAGGCCATCGTCAATGCGTTCCAGCGCGTCGGCTCGATCGACGGCGGCGGCGGGCCCGGCGGCGGCGCGAGCATGAACTCCCTCACCAGCGCCATCGTCGCGGGCAACACCACGCTCGAGCGGCGCCTGCTCGACATCCTCGAGGCGGCGAAGAACGGGAACGCGATCGCCGAGCGCGGCCTCAGCATGGCCGGCACGAACGCCATCCGCTACGGCTCCGACAACTGGTGGCAGCAGGCCGGCGCGGGCATGTACTTCTCTGCTCCGAGCTTCTGATGCCGGTGCTCTTCGCGGTCGCGCCGATCAATCCCGACGACGCGATGCGGGTCCCGCTGCGCTTCTGCAACATCGACGATCCGGCAGTCACCGGGCTGAACGACACCCGCTGGTGGCCGGGCATCGGCCGTGCGCCGGCGCTCAACCGCGAGGCGTTCAACGGCAGCTTCTCGGATTCGGTCGCGATCCCGAACGGCGTGATGACGCTGTTCCTCAATGCCCTCGTCAAGGTCGACCCGCAGGCGCCTTACTACCGCTACGCCGGCGCGCCCGTGAACGTCTGGTACGGCCCGCACGGCGGGGCATGGGAAGACTACCAGAAAATCTTCACCGGCCTGGTCACCGATTACTCGCTCGAGGCGTCGCAGCTGCGCATGACCTGCACGGTCGATTCCGAGCCGTTCGAGGCGGACGTGCTCAGCCTCAAATATGGTGGCGGCGGCGATGCCGACGGCACCGAGGACCTGAAGGACAAGCCCAAGCCGATGTGCTTCGGCTATGCGCGCAATGTCGAGCCGGTGATGATCAACACCGTCGACAACGTCTTCCAGGTGCACGCCTATGGGCCCGTCGAGGACATCGTCATGGTGTACGAGCGGGCGCTCGCGTTCGACGCGTCCGTCGGCGACTTCCCGAGCTATGCGGCGCTGGTCGCGGCCGACATTGCCGAAGGGGAGTGGGGCACCTGCCTCGCCGAGGGCATGTTCCGCCTCGGCGCCCCGCCGTTCGGGCTGATCACCGCCGACGTCAAGGGCGACAACAGCGGCGGCTGGCACAGGACGACGGCGGCCATCATCCGTCGGCTATGCGAGATCGCCGAGGTGGATCCGGCGCGGATCGACGATGCGAGCCTCGACGCCTTCGAAGCCGACTGCCCCGAGCCGATCAACCTGTACCTGGTCGTTTCCACGACCCTGTTCGACCTGCTTCAGGAGCTCGCCCTGCCGTGCAACGCCCAGGCGTCGCTGTCATGGACCGGGCTGCTGCAGGTGACGCGCTTCGGCGCGATGCCCGACACGCCGGCGCTGACGCTTGACGCGCAGGGCCGGCAGTTGCCGCCGGTGATCGACAACAGCGAGCAGAACGTCTCGCCGCCGTACTGGCGGCTGGAGATGAACGCCGAGCCGTGCTGGCGGGTGCAGAGCAAGGACGAGATCGTCTTCGAGGACGAGTTCGGCCAGGTGACGGTCTATCGCCGCTATCCGACCAAGCCCCCCAAGCCGACCGGCGACGGCGTGCCCGAGGGCTGGTCCGGAACGCCGCCGACGGGCTATGCCGCGCCGGAGAATATCGACGGCTTCGACCAGTTCGGGCCGGTGTGGCAGAGCATCTCGTTCCAGGCGCTGCACGGCAAGCTCGACGACAACGGCTGGTCGGACCCGGTGCTGTTCGACGTCGGCTACCAGGGCTGGAATCTCGCCTCGCAGAACACCGGCGCGAAGGTGCTGGGTAACGTCAACGGCCTGAAGGCCACGAGCGACTTCGACCCCGAGCTGGACGTCTGGCCGTACTGCTTCATCAAGCAACCGATCACCGGCCCGTTCCGGCTGAAGGCCAAGGTCAAGGGTGTCGGCGACCGCGTCGCCATCGGCGTCATCCCCTATACGCCCGAGGTCGTCGACGGCGGCTTCGGCTGGACGCCCGACCCGATCCATCTGTTCGGTGACATCAAGGACGGCTTCTGGGTCGCGCAGAACGATCCCTATGCGGTCTTCGAGGGTTCCCCGCCGACCTACACGCCCGTGACGGGGGTATTCATCTTCCAGGAATACGACCCGACGCTCGGCCTGGTGCCGAAGACGGCGTCACGCCTGCTCACCACCCCGCCCGCGGACTGCATCTACGAGATGGTCTTCAACGGCGCGACGATCGACCATTACATCAACAACGAGCTTGTCCGGACGCACTTCATCAATACAGCCTTCGAGGCGCTGAACACCTATTGGCCGGTGTTCATTCCCGCGAGCCCGGATGCCGAAATCTACGAGATCGAATGGTCGCGGGCCTCGCAGGGCAGCAACCTCGAGTTCCCCGTCGACGACGAGCGCGGGCCGCTGCGGCAGATGAAGGACGAGAAGGGCTGGGAGGTTTATGCGCCGGAGATCCCGAGCGGCATCAGCATCGCCGAGCTGGACTCCAAGCTGTTCTATGGTGCGGCGACCGCCAAGGCCCGCATCCAGGGGCTGACCGGCTCGGGCAGCCAGAGCTCCTTCGGCCTCGGTGGCATCGGCCATATCACCTTCTACGGCAGCGGGCTGTTCCAGTGCTACCGCGAGATCGACGCCTCGCCGTCGGCAACGGGCACATGGGCGCTTGGCGACGAGTTCACGATCGACTGCGACGGGGAGAAGACGACGTTCCTCCAGAACGGGGCGAGCCTGCGCCGGCGCTATGCCAAGCTCACCTCGCGGCTGACCGGCTTCTTCCTCACCTTCGGCGCGGGCGGGGCGTTCTCCGACATCAGCGTCATCCCGACCCGCGACGGGCAGCTTCAGGTGCTCGGCCAGGCCACGAACACCGCATTGCTCACGCCGATCGACGACACGACAACGACGATCACCGGCGGCTGGATCGTACTCGGCACGACACCCGACATCGTCTTCACCAACGCGAGCAGCGACGGCGACGAGGTCGCGGTCGCCGCGAACGTCACCTACACCAAGACGGCTGGGGCGGCTGCTAACGTCAAACTCACCATCCAGCTTCAGAAATCGGTCGACCAGGGCGCGAACTGGACCGACCTCGGCACCGGCGCAACGGGCGGCTTGAGCACCGGCACGACGTCATCGGTGCAGGACAGCGAGACCGATACCATCAGCGGCGACGGCACCGTCCGCTACCGCCTGCTCGCGAAGAACGCGACGGCCGGCACCTACACCGCCACCATCGGCGGCACGCTTGCGGCGAAGTGGAACGGATGATGGGGCGCCGGTTCGAGGTCGACGGCATCAAGCCGACGGCCGCGATGAAACGCGCATTCAGGGCTCGCCGCCACGGGCAGAAGCTCGCGCCGGCGACGCGCGACGCGATGCTGCGCGACGGCCTGATCCAGCAGCAGCCGAGCGGACACTGGCGCTGGACCGCCAAGGGCCGCGCGGTGCTGCGCATGTTTCGGCAGAGTGAGGAGTAGCGGGCATGGAAGCGTGGGTGCCGGTCCTTGTTGCGTTGGTCGCCGGCCTGACGTCCGCGCCGGTATGGAACTATTTTGCGAGGCGCATCGGCTGGGGTCAGACCGAGATGGACCGCCTGCGCCGCCAGCACGAGACATGCGAACAGCAATTGCGGGACCTCAGCAAGCGGCTGGCGATCGTCGAGCAGCATCATGGTTCGGCGTTCGCCCGCTGGATCCTTGATACGCACAAGCGGGTCAGCTGGCTGAACTCGAAGGCGCTCGTGTCGATCTTCGGCCCCATGGGGCTGACCAGGGCCGAGGTCGAGGGCAAGAATTTCCACGAACTGATCGACAGGGCAGCGGCAGACGAGCTCGATAGGCTGACCCACGGCGCGCTGGCGCACGACGGCACGGCGATCAGCAACCTCATCCGGCTTCATCCGGATCTGCCGGTCATGCACATCGTCGTGATCGCGACCGACGGCCGGGATGGCGAGCTGATCTATGAGGCCGTCGCCTTCCGGATGAACGACCCGGATGTCGTGATCGGTCTCGGCATCGGCCGGCTGCGCGAGCAGCGGGCACGCTCGATCGACAGCCTCACCAAACCGTCTGGCGACAGTCAGTCCGGCTAGGCACCAAGGAGACAGCAATGACCGAACTTCCGGCGGGCTACCGCTGGCTGACGACGCTCGGCCAGCTTCCGCGCATGGTCGAGGAAGCCCTGAAGCTCTACGGCACGATCGAGACGCCGGGGCAGGGCAACAACCCGACGATCCTCGCCTGGGCGCGCGAGGTCGGCCTCGAGCGCGTCTATACCGCCGATTCTATTCCGTGGTGCGGCCTCTTCATGGCCGTCGTCGCCCAGCGTGCTGGCAAGCCGCTGCCGACGTCGCCGCTGTGGGCGCTGTCGTGGGCGAAGTTCGGCGTCGACGGCGGGCAGCCGCAGCTTGGTGACGTCCTGACATTCGTGCGGCCGGGCGGCGGGCATGTGATGCTGTACGTCGGCGAGGACGAGATTGCCTATCACGGCATCGGCGGAAACCAGCACGACTGCGTCTGCTTCACCCGTGTCGCCAAGGAACGCCTCTACCGCGTCCGCAGGCCTGCCTACGTCAACATGCCCGCGACGGCGCAGCCGCACATCCTCGCCGCCTCTGGCGCGCTCTCGACGAACGAGGCCTGAGCGATGGGCCTGAAGCTCACCCGCCCGAGCGGGCACGGCATCCTGCTCGCGTTCGCGCTGCTCTGCGTCGCCGTGACGTCGGCCTTCATCATGGTGATGGCGTGGCGCATCAACGACATCCTGGCGCGGCCGGACTGGTGCGCGCGGGCGCTCGGCGCGGGCAAGTCGGTGGCGGAGGGCAAGGCGCCGATCGCCGGGCTTCAGGGCTGCATCAACCTGCTGACGATCCAGCTGCGCAGCCTCGCCACGAACTCGCACATCTTCGCCGGCGTGATCGCCATGTGCCTGCTCGTGCTGATCGTCATCGTCATCGCCGGCGGCAAGCTGTCGTTCAAGGGCGGCAGCTCGGGCGTGGAAGGCAGCATCAGCGGCAAGGACGACCCATTGCCGGTGGAGGTCACCAATCCGCCCACGGCCCCTGTGCCGACGGCCCCGGTGCCGACCACCGTGCCGCCGCCATCTCAGCCACCGCCGCAGGTGCAATGGCCCGCGCCAGCGCCGGAGCAGCCGCAATGGCCCGTGCCGCCCGCAGCGCCGCCGCCAGAATAATCCGAGGGAGGGGGGAAGACATGCTCAGGACTGCATTGCTGTTCGTCGCCGTTGCCATGATCGCGACCTTCGCCCTCGCGCGCACGCACGAGGATCCGCGCCCGCTGCTGGTCGATGCGCACTCGCCGGGGCGGTGGGCGTTCGAGAAGACGCAGGCGCCGCCGCAGTTGCAGCCGCACTACCTGCTGACGCCGTGCCCGATCACGCCGCAGAACTTCCCCAAGAGACCGCCGGAGAACGACACATGATCACCGCCCTCATCGGGCTTGCGACAGGCATGGGCATTGCCCCGAAGTTCGCGAAGCCGGTCGTCTTCACCGCCCTCGCCGTGCTCATCGGTCTGGCGCTGTGGGGCGGCAAGTGCGCCTACGACAGCCACGTCATCAGCGCGCACGAGACGAGGCAGGAACTGAAGCAGGCACGCCGCGAGCGCAAAGCCGACCAGAACCTGCAGGCCAACACCGACCGTGACGACGCAGCGGCTCAACAGCGTCGGGAGGAGATGGAAAATGCGACACGCGGTATTCCGGATCAGCGCCCTAGTGCTCGTCAGCACGCTATTGCCTGCAGCGAGCTGCGGCGAGAGGCCAAGCAGCGCGGGAAACCTGAACCCGCCTGCTAATCTGCTCAGTCATCCGGACGAACCGGAGATGACCGCCGAGGCGCTTACGTCGGAACAGGCTTACGAGGACCAGCGCAACGCCAAGATCGAATGGGGTCGCGGCAACGCGTCGATTATCGACCGCGCGTGCTGGTGGTTTCAGGATGCCGGCGTCAAGTCGCTGAGCTGCCCAAAGCGCCCCGCGAACTAAGCGAAGGCAAAGCCGGATGCCCGCCACCCCTGAACGCATCGCGTTCGTCGAGCAGCCGTTCCGCTCGGCCGTGTGGGAATCGCCGACCGTGCGCGACTGGTACGGCAAGGTCGCGCGCGATACGAAGGACCAGCCCTTCAACTCGTTCTTCGACAGCGTCACCGATGCACAGCGCTACATCAACGAGCGCGGGTTCCTGCTCGGCACGCACGCGCGGCGCTTCCGCACGACGATCGATGGGATCCTGAGCGAGGCCGAAATCGACCTCAGCCAGGCCGTGCCCGCGGTCACGCTGATCGACGACGAGCTGGTCGCCGACATGACGGTTGCGGTCGTGGCGATCGAGGCAGTCGACTTCGACAACGAGCGCACCATCCTCAACACCTGGGGCGTGATCGGGCAAACGCCGGCGGCCATCTCCTCGGCGGCAGGAGCGGCGGCTGGCTCGGGCGATACCGAGGCAACTCCTGACGCGGCGCGCATTCACACTGGCATGGGCTCAGCGGCCGGGCATGGCGGGGTCGGTGCACAAGGGCAGACGCCAACGACCGAATCCGGTGCGGGATCATCCTCTGGCAGCGGGGAAGGCGCGGCTGTCGGCGCGAGCGAAACCATTGCGGCTGGTGCTGGGTCGGCCGATGGGAGTGGCACGGCCGCAGGCGATGGAACGGGCCTTGGCGACGGTGCTGGAGCAGGCGAAGGGGATGGCGCGGGCGCAGCATCCGGAGCGGGCGGATCAATCGCGGCGGCGGCAGGCACAGCGGCCGGCAGCGGCGCAGATAGCGGTGATGGATCGTCCACCTCTGTGCAGAGTGCCGCCGGATCCGCTGCGGGTGCAGGTGCGGCGAGTGCAAACAGCTCGACCGAACCGGCTTGGACGGGTGCTCCCGGCTACATCGGTCATGGAACGCAGGTCGTCGTCGACGGTGTTACTTCCCTCGACGTACCTTACCCCTCCGGCATCCAGTACCACGACATTCTGATCCTACAGGTCTATGGCAGCCGCAACACCGGAACGCCGACCATTAGCACCCCATCCGGATGGAACCTTATCAGCAGCGGAAATGCGCGCACCGACGGAGTCCAGCAGGGTGGCACCTATTGGAAGCGGGCGGACGGCACCGAGAGCGGAACAGTCCATGTGACTGTGAACGTAAGCAGCCCCTCTAGCCACTATCAAGGCGGTATGATGTCGATCGTTCGTGGGTGCGTGGCAACGGGAACACCTTACGAAGCTCTCGCATCGAACTTCGGAACCAGCACGACGCCTACCGGCTCGGCAGTGACCACCACAGGATCGGACAGACTGGTAACGAATCTGATCGGGCGCGGCGGTGGCTTCGCAACGGCGACGGTTGCCCCTGCCGCGGGATGGACAGAGGAATTTGAGGTCGCTGGAACAGTGCTGGGACAGTTCGTCGATTTCATCTGGCATGATCGCGTCGCAGCGAGTGCTGCAACGATTGCAGCCGAAGCGACCACCTCATCGGACAACGCAAACTGGCGTGTAGACTCGCTCGCGTTCCTACCGCGCTAAAGTCCTGAAACCGTCGTAAGGCCGATCCACAGCAGTACCGCGCCGATCACGAGCGCGGCACCGATCTCGGTTTTCGAGGAGCCTTCCCATGCGGGGAACAGGACTTTCAGCAAGTCGTGCATGGCCGCCTAGATAACGTAAATTCAACACCGGCGCAAAAGCGGAACCTTGATCCCGCCCGTGCAACGGCATCTGAGAGATTGGAGCTTTAAAGCCTGTGGCAAAGAAACCATTCTTCGTCATTCCCACGCCGCTGGAGACCGTGACGGCCGGCAACGAGCTCGCCGCGCGTCCCGCCTCGCACCTCGGTGAGTTCTTCTACCGCGGCATGGTGTGGGAGACGTCCGATAACACGAACCTCTGGGCGCGCTGCGACCTCGGCGCGGCGCAGGACATCGATTTCGTCGGCGTCCTGGCCGCGAACGCCACGCCCTCGACCACCATCCGCATCCGCCTCGGCGACAGCCAGGCCGCGGTCGACGGCACGGCGGACTATGACAGCGGTGCGCTGCCGTTCATCGATCCCGCCATCACCCGCAAGGACGGCCTCTATCACTCGCACCACGAACTGCCGTCGGTGCAGACGAACAGCTGGCTGAGGATCGACATCGGCAGCCACAGCGGCACCTTCTCCGCATCGATGCTGGTCGCCGGCAAGAAGCTCGAGCCGACCCAGTATTACGAGACGCAGTGGGAGCGCTCGGTGCGCGACCTGGGCGCGATCACATTCTCACGGAACGGGGTGCCGGGCCTCAGCATCGGCAGCAAGCTGCGCGCGATCCAGTACACGCTTGCCTGGATCACCGAAGCGGAGATGGAGGAGATGTTCTCGCCCATGGACGAGGAGGTCGGCCGGACGTCGCCGCTGTTCCTCGCCTTCGACCCCGAGGCGACCGAGTACCGGCAGCGCCGCACCTTCTTCGGCTTCAACGAGGATCAGCCGAGCCTGACCAAGCGCGGCTACAACCGCTTCGAGCGCAGCTTCCAGTTCCTCAGCCTGTTCTAGGAGAGAGGGGCAACGGGAGGACCGCGAGTCAGCGCTCTCCGGGGGGAGCTTACGCTTGCTCGCCTGAACGGTCCTCCCGGCCCGAGCAGCCGACCCGATCCGGCGGGGGGAAGTCGGCCCTGACCGCAACTAACGGCAGTCCATCGCAGAGGTCAAATCAACGAGCTCGCCCCTGAGACGGTGGCGGAGCGGCGTCGCCGGCGGTTTCCGGCTTTTCCGTCGGCGGCGCTTGCATTTCCACGGTCGAGGGTTGGTCATCGCCGCCCTTTAAACCTTGGGAACAAACCCCTCTTGCGGCGCCGATGGTCGATAATGCGTCCGACCACTCCGTGCAGAATGTGGATGAGAATCGCACCGAGGATTGCCCCATAGATGAGGCCTATCCAAAAGTGGTTCATTCGCCGATCACCTCCACGACATCCCAGCCCATGCGCTCCGCGAGCTTCTTCGCGAGCCACGACCATTGCCAGAACTCCATCGCCTCATGCCATGGAGCGACACCATTGACGGTCGTAAGCGGGATTCTGAGCACATCCCCGATGTCGACCTCGCCCTCGCGATCGCTGCAGCCGATCGTCGCTGCGAGCCAAGCGCCGTCCTTCAACTCCCACAACTGCAGGCGCGTCCAGCGGGCGCTATTCCTGTGTCCGCCGTCCCGGCGTTCGCGGTCGCTATCGACTTCCGCGATCAGGCGGCCGGTCCAGCGCACGTCCGGCTTATCCTTGCGCGCTAGGGTGACCTCATGGAGGTTGCGCGCCATATCCACCGGCTTGCTCTTGGTCATGTCCGTTCCTTTCCCTTTCAGTGCCGCCATCCGGCGACGATGAGCGCGACCACGATAATGCCGCGGATTTCATTCAGCACCAGTATCGCGATCGCGATACGCGTGAACTTGCGAGGAAGGTGCAGCCTCATCTGAGGTGCCCCTGCCTGAGCTGCCCGGTGTCGGTCCATTCCATCGCCTCGACCTCGACCGCCTGCCCCGCGACGTAGCAATTGCCACGAAGCGGGGGCGGCACGGCGACGCGCAGCTTGCGGCCCTGATACTCTACCCGCGCCGCGGCGCCATCCTTCAGCCGCTCGAGATAGGTGCATGTCAGCCGCAGCGTCTGCTTCACCTTGAGCCAGGTCGGCCGCCGCCCACGCACATAAGGCGCGGACGCGTCCTTCAGCACCATGCCTTCGCCGCCGCGATCCCAGAACCATTGCGCCAGGCGCATCAGGTCTTCGTTTTCCACGATGGAGCGTTGCGGGCTCAGCACGATGCTCTTGGGCGTCCAGTCGTCGAGCGCCATCTCCATCAGGCCCCGGCGCTCGCTGAGCGGCCGGCTCCACGATCCAGCGCGCCAGTGCTGGAGCGGCACGGCGTCGAAGAGATGGAAGCGGCCGCACCCCTCGCCTTCGCGGAAGGCCTTCAGGGTCGCGAGGAACCCGCCTGCCTCCTGATACTCGCCGTCGAAGACCATCGGCACGCCGAAGCGGTGCTGCAGCCGTTCGAGTTCGGACCTCAGATGCTCGGCGCAGGCGAGCGGCTCGCCTTTGCGGGTGACGATCGCGCCGTCGATCCACAGCATGCGGATGCCGTCGATCTTCTCTTCCACGACCCAGGGTCCGCCCCTGAGGCCCCGCCCGTTCCACACGCCGGCGAGCTGGCAAAGCTCGGCTGGGCCATGAACGAAGCGCGGATCCCGCGGCGGCGGAACGGCCGGACCCAGCGGCGGTGCGTTTGCCATGCCGGAGTAGAGGCCCGTCATTGCACGACCTCAGCGATCTTTCGTGGCAATACCCGCGTCCAGTGAGTGATCGCATTGGGCCCGTCGCGCAGCCTCCAATCAAGGTGCTCTGCTGCGTCCGTGCAATCGAGAACACTACCGTCGGCGAGCAAGACGACGTTCGCCTCCGTCGCTGCTATGCCGTAGGCGTTCTCCCGCCACGTTGAGCCGAAGGGGAGGCGTGGCAGAACCGTCATTGCAGCCTTTCCGTGCCGCCCTGAAGCGACCATACAGGCTGTGCATTCGCACGAAGGGGAGGGGTGAGCTTGATCCGCCCGCCGCTGCGCAGCTCGATCAGTTCGTTCTCGAGCGCCACGATGCGCGCCTGCTTATCGTCGAGCACGATATTCCAGCGCACGTCGGCGCTGTCCGCCCGTGCGGTCTCCTCAGCAAGCCGCGCCTGTGCAGCGTCCAGCTGCCGCGCCAGGTCCGCCGCCTTGAACTCCGCATCCTCCGCGCGCCGCGCTTCCGATGCTGCCCGAGAGGCGGCTTTGGCATTCTCACGACTGAGGGCGCGCATCCTCAGCGCATGGCGAATTGCCGCCCGCCGCTTGCGCCGTTCGCGGTCCGCCCGATCGTTCGCCGCACGCTGAGCCAGAAGGTTGTTGCGGTTCATGTCGTGCGCCAGTTCCGTCGCCCGCCGCGCGCCGTCCCGCTGCCGCCTGAGGCGCAGATATGCCCGCACTATCCTCAGCCGCCGTTCCCGCGTGAAATTGTTGTTGTCAGGCAAATAAGCGGCTGGCGGGGCGACGATTTCTGTTTCCGGTTGCGTTCTACTACTGTTCACAACGGCCTCGAGCGCCGCGATCCGCGCCGCCATCGCCGCAAGCACCGCGCCGATGTCCTCGCCTGCGGCCTCGAAACCGCCCGCATCGGGCCGCTGAGCCGCCTCAGGCGCGTTTTCCGCGATGGAGGGCTGTGGGGCAGCCGTTTCCTCGTCCTGCGCTTCTACGGCCATATTTTCGGCCTCAGCGGCGATTTGTGCCGCACGCTGCTCGGCTGGGAACGGGATTATCGCGGCGGAGGGTTCGTCATCCGCCTCCCCATGCCATCCGCTCAGCCGCATCGCGATATCGGCAATCGCCTCGACCGCCATGCTTGCCTCGACCGTCGGCCTGGGCTGCAGCGCCGCAATCACGGCGGCCGGATCGGCGGTGTAGGCGTCCATCACCTCGCGGTCCGTCATCCTGCGCCGCTTGTTCTTCCCGCCGCGTTCCCTTGCCGCAATCGTCATCATCGGTTCGGGCAGCCGCCAGCCTTCGGGCAGGATGCGGCCGTGATGGAAGGTGAGCGGCTTGATCTCCACGCGCTCCCAGTCGGCCGGATCGCCGGCGAGGCGCGCAACCGCCGCCGCATCCAGCAGGATCGCGCCGTTCTTCGTCGCCAGCGCGCGTTCGTCGACGCCGGGTGTTCCTACGGTGACGGCCGCCGCCATGCCAGCGCGCTCGCGCGGCATCGCGACCGAATAGGATCCTTCCTGATAGACATCGCCGCCGACGTACCGCGCGACCGTGCGCGTCGTGAACGTCTCGTAATCCGCCTCTTCGACCATCGTATAGCCACAGCGCCCGAACGTCGCGCCGATGACTAGGCCCTCACGGATGATAAGGCTTGAGTCGACGATAGTCTCGACGCGCCTAATGCCTTCGGCGCGCTTGCTTGGCCGGTATGTACGCCGCCGCGAATCCCAGATTTGTGCCTCTTCTGGATATTCAACGCGATCGATCTCGTGCGTGAATTGTGGCAGGCCCGCATCCGTCGCGAGGCCGGTGAGATATTCCAGCGCCTTTTTATGGCCGTCGTGCGCCATCTCATAGGCATATCCCTTGGGCAGCGCATCCGGCTTCAGCAGCATCGCAAGCGCGCCGAATTCGGGCGCGGCCGGCACGGTGAGATAAACGCGGTCTTCCGTCATCTCCACGACGGGGACCGAGCCGAAGGCCTTGCGAACCATTTCCACGGCGGAGACCGGCAGACGTGGCTCGGCCTCCGGCAAGCCGACGATCTGCATCTCGGCATCATCGGCCGGGATGAGCGACCGCCAGTCAGGGAACGTCCCGTCGATCAGCTTCGCGACCAGGCGCACGGCACCCGCCTCGATCACCGCACGGTAACCCGTCGTGGCAATCGCGGCCGGACCGTCAAAGCCCTTCAGCGAGCGCCGCAGGATATCGCCGGCCTTGCGGGGCAGGATGGAGTCCGGCAGCGCTTCCGCACCGGCTGGGATGTCGCGCGTTACCCAGGCGCAGTTGTGACCGTCCAGCGCGGCCAGATAAAACGCGCCGTCGCGCACCTGCAGCGCCGTTCCCATGAGATAGTAGCGGGTTTCCTCGCGCCCTTCCGCCCATGCGACGTGCGCAAGGTCGGCGAGCAGCTGCGCGGCCGGAAGCGCGAATTCGGCCGCTTCCTCGCCTTCCTTCGGCTTGATCAGCGGGAAATCGTCGGCAGGCTTGTAAGCGATCTTGCCGCGCGTGCGGCCGGCGACCATTTCCACGGCTCCGGCGCCGCAGTCGCGCAATTCGAGTTGTGCGCCCTTGTCCGCCTTCTTCACCATGTCCGCGAACGTCGCGGCCGGCAGGCAGAAATGGGCGGGCTGTTCCCATGTGCACGGCACCTGCAGCGTGAGCTGGACGTCCAGGTCCGTCGCCGTGATTGCCACGGCGGAGGCGTCGGCAGTCGGCTCGAAAAGCAGATACGACAGAATCGGGATGGTGTTGCGCCGCTCGACGACGCGGCACAGCAATGCGAGCGCTTCGTGGAGCGCGTTGCGATCGATGGTGAGGCCCAGCGCCGCCTCAGCGGCGGGAGCCTCGATAGTCTCTTGCTTCATGTCCGTTCCTTTCCGTTCGGGGCTGCCTCTTCAGTGCCGCCGAGCCCAACGGCGGCAGACGCACGGCCGGTGCTATCCCGTGGAAGAGGGACAGCATCGGCCGGCGTTTCGGCTTTAGGTACGCCGCGTCTCCGCGCCCTCGATCAGCATCCACAGCGCCAGCACAAGCGCGGGTGCGGCGAGCATGGGCAGCGGCTGCAGCCAGTCTGGGGCGGATCCGCAGCCGAGCGAAACGGCAACGGCAATGCCGATGCAAAGCGCGCGGCGCATCTCAGGCCGCCTCGCTCGCTTTGTGCGCTTTGAGCATCGCCGCCGCGCTCGACTCATAAGGACCTATGATCCTGAGCAAGCCAGCGAGCGCTGCCTCTTCACACAGGTCACCTTTATCGAGGCGAGAGAAGAGTTGTTCTACGCGGCGCGTCTGTTCCCGCGCCAAAAGCCATTCAGCCTTCGCCGCTTCGTCGCGGTTCTTAAACGTGGGCTGCTTGTCGAAAGGCCGGAGATCGCAAGCGATGCGCCACTTGCGGTCCTCATAGTTGTTTGAGACGCATCCGCAGGCACCCGTTGGATAGGTTACATTGTGAACATACCAACCGCCGTGCCGCCAGCGTGAATAATCAAACCGCTCTGGTGGCTGCTCAGGATCTTGCAAGGCTTCGTCGCAAATCTCCTCGCCATCGGCGCTGTCTAAGAACAGGTGGGGGTCCAGTGGCTCGGTATCGGCGAATCCGGCGCCGTTCTGGATAGTTACGATCTCCGCATCAATCGCGCGCCAGGCATCAGCTTTGGCAATGCGCTCTGCCTCTTCCGCTGTGTCGGCTTCGATCTCGCGTTTGATGAAGCGGCGCACGTTGAACGAATAGGTAGCCTCGTATTTTGCCATGGCTCAGGCCTCCACTTCGTCGACAAGGTGGCAAAGCGCGCCGCACTCGGGGCATTCACCCGCGGGCATGATCTCGCCAGGTGCAACGCGCTGTGGCAGACTCACGATCTCGCCGCAGTCGCGCTCGCGGCCGGTCCAGGCGCAGTCGGCGCACGCGACGCGCGGCGACTCTTCCTCTTGGGCCCTCAGCTCGCGATCCTTTGCCGCGATAGAGGCCGCCTTGGCGCGTGCATATTCAATCGCCAGATGATCGATCAGCGATGAAGGCCGCGCCGTGTGCCGTTGCGGGCGCTTCGGCCGGTCGCGCTCAGCGTAGAGAGTTAGCAGCGTGATTAGCTCAGACGTTTCAGGCGTCGCCGAGCCGAGCACCTTTAGCACGCCGCGCACGGCTTCCAGGCTTCCCGTTGCAGCGTCCAGCGCTTCGCCTAGAGCACTTTCGAGCGCGAAGAGCCGCAGCGTTTCCGCTGATAGAGGCTCAGCATCGGCCGGGATCAGATGATGCGCCGGCCAATCGTCGCCATCGCGGTCCGTAAAAAGCGGAGCGGCAACGATCATCTGAGTCGTCGAGGTATCCCAAAAGACCTCCGACTCACCGTTATGAACATAAGCATTTGTTGCCGTGGGATCCGACGCGATGAACGTGCAGCTGGCGGCGCTCGCGATAAGCTCCGACGTGCCCTGCAGTTCGGCGCCAGTTGGCGCGATAAAGTCGAATTGCTCTTTCATGTCCGTTCCTTTCCGTTTCGTTCGTTGATTGCTACGGCTCAGGCTTCCGCCGCTATTGCGGCAAAGGGTACGCGGGAGAGTCGGAATTGGTCGCACCAGGTCTAGGCCAGCCGGATTGTCGGCGCGTTGAGGCGCGCCGATGCTTCGCGAACTCGCTCCTCATAGCGCGCTTGCGATAGCTTGCCGGCATTGAACGCGACGGCGCGACTAACGGCCGTAGGATCGAAATAAGGCGCGCCATCCATGCGCGCGACAGGCGCAAGCGCGCTAATGATCGATTGCGCCAGGCGAGTCCCTTCCTCGCCCCAGCCTAGAGACTGGCGCGCCATGTGGAGCGCCATCGTTTCACTAACTGCCATATCCATGAGAGAGACTCCCTTAGAATTCATCGTTTGGGGTGAGGCGATGCGCCAAGCGCGCGCGGAATCGCCAATCGACGGACGACTCCCGCACAATCACGCGCGGATTGCCGTTAACCTTGGCGGCCGTCTGGATTGCGGCGAGCTGATAATCAGCGCCCCATTTGCGGCCGAGTCCATAGTGCGGCGCATGGCGCATGATGCGCCGATCCAACGCGCGGCCGAATTGTTGCCGTATCTCAGCGCCAGTTGTCGGCCACCAGGATTCTAGGCCTTCGCGGAATGTCGCTTCCGGCTGCGCCTTGGCGCGCTTCACGGCCGCGACATAAGCGGGAATCGAGATGCGACGATCCAGCGCCGGCAGCGTGATGCAACGGCGCGTCATTTCGCCAGCCTTTCGCCTCGCATGAAGGCGACATAACGCCGCGCGGACTCTTCCGTTTTGAAGCGCGCGTGAATCTTGCCGTCATGGGTTACGGCAGCGCCATATTCCGGCATGTCGGAGTCCACCGTCTGCCAGTCGCCGACATTGAAAGCCGGATGGCGATAGAGCCAACGGCCCGGCGCCGTCATGATTCCGACTACGCACGAGTCCAGGATGGCAAACCCGCCGTGCGAGCGCGCGTTCGCTATCAGCAACGGCACGCGCATTGGGCCCATGCTACGGCTAATCGTACCGGCAACGTCGAATTCTTCGGGCCATGCGCGGCCGGTCTTAGTGTCTCCACAGAATAGGCGGACTCGCCATCCGTTAAGGCGCGCATTCTCCAGCGCGCGCCGTACCGCTTCCGGAGTCTTGGGATCGAACCATGTTTCCGTCATTGCCGGCGCGCGCGCAAAGGCGGCCGCTGTTGCCTCATACTGTTGAAACCGTTCAGCTGTACCGATTGGCGCCGGATGATCGAACGGTAACGCAATGCCGTGCCGCTGCAGGTGCGCGGCATAGCCGGCAATGCGCGACTCTAGAACGTCGAACCCTAGGCACGAATAGCCGTTGCCTTCCTTCAGCGAATAAAGGCGCGTTTCGGCATTGATGCTATGCAAGCGCGTTGCCCGTTCGATTGTCTCAGTGTTTGGCATGTCCGTTCCTTTCCGTTGTTGGCCTGTTGCCATCATCGGCGCCGCGCGCTTGGGAGCTGGAGCGCGCGGCGCTCTTGGGGCGACAGTCTAGCGGCGCCGTGCACCCCCCTTCTGTGACCGCTTGGCAGCGCCTGCGCAGGCAATGAGAAGCGTACCGACAATCACCCCGCAGACGGCCATCCATGCCAGCATGAGGAGACCGACGGTTGAGGCTTCAGCTGGAAGCTCAGCCGCACGCGCCAGGACAACGGGAATAGAGGAAGCCACTAGCACCGATAGGACAAAGCAAACGGCGCCATAGGCGAAGAGGAAAGCGCGCCCCATTAGCGGCGCTCCTCTGCCATGTGCGGGAAATGCAAGCGGTGAAGCTCAGCCGTCGCGCTATCCAGCTCTAGCAATGCGTCGAGCGAAGCGGTTTCATTGAGGACCATCCGCGCCTTGCGCGCTCTGCGCTGCGCAATGCGGACCCGCTCTGAATGAGGGATACCAAACCTAGTCGCCATGTCCGTTCCTTTCCGTTCCAGCCGACTCGCTGTTTCCCGAGTCGCTAGCAGCGCATACCAAAAAACGCACAACAGCAAAACGAAAATCGTTAGTTAATGCGCTCCAGCTCGCCGGCTACCCGAGCGCCAGGCGCCGGCAACGGCTGGCTGCTGCTGTTGATGAGCCGGCGAACGCGTTGGCGGGCAGCCGCGCACCGGCCTCGAGCACAGCGGGTCCTTCCCAGCGGCCGCGGCCCGGCAAAGCGGTCCACGACCGCAGAAAAAATTTCAGCGCGACCAGTTGTCGGGTGCGATTGTTTTTGGTTGGCGTATGGTGCGAAAAGCGTTAGTGATCTCGCATCCGAGTACCGCCGTCAGCGCCAGATGGCGGCGGGAAAAAGGATTAGCGGTGACGCGGGGTGGACCAGCCTGGTAGGTCGCCTGGCTCATAACCAGGAAGTCGCCGGTTCGAATCCGGCCCCCGCCACCACCGAGACGAGATGCCGAGCGAAAGCCGGTCCGCTGCCTGATGATGTCAGGATCGGAGTCGCGGGGATGGTAGCGATAGATCATCCCAGCTGCCGGTGAGTAGGCTACCCCTGGGCGCACAGGGGCTCGAGGCGGCGGTGGGCAATCACCGTCGCCTCGTTCGTTTCGAAGGAGTGATCAGCTAGCTTGCCGCGCTCTGCGCTTCGGCTTATCCGGCGCAGGGGCAACAGGGGCAGGGGCGTCGTTCGCGGCGCCCCTCGTCTCTTCGAAGAGCGCGTACTGGTAGGTATCGGGGATGCCTTGCCGCCACCATGGCAGCGCATCGAGGATCCGGCATTCGCGACAGTAGCAGCGCTCGGCGTGGGGCATCAGAAGCCGCGGCCGCTGAGCTCGCGATAGCGGTCTTCCCACACGACCCACGCCATCGACGGCAGCCAGCACTCGAGCTTCACCTCGAGGCGCGGCGGCTCAACGCCGTCGAGGCATTCGAACACCGTGCGGTTCGTGACGAGCTGGTCGCGCTCAATCGCGAGCATCTGCATGTCGGCCTTCTTCACGACCGGCGTGTGCCAGTCCGGCCATTTGAAATGCTGGCGAAGCGCCTCCTCGAAGCGCTGCTCGAACGCCTTGTAATCGGGCAGCAGCGCCTTGAGCGGCGAGACAACGTCGCCGATGATCGCCTCGGCGGCATCGTGCACCAGCGCGGCGAGGCGCTGGCCGGGATAGTCGACCAGGTAGCTCGCCCAGATGCAGTGTTCGGCGACGGAGTAGAAATCCTTGCGCTGCGTGAACTGGCCGTTGAAGCGAGCCTGCCTGGCGAGGCCGAGCGAGATGTCGCGCAGCTTCACCTGACTGACGTCGATCGGATCGAGGAAGCATCGGCGACCGGTGGCGGTCGGCACCCAGTTGTCAGCCATCAGAAGATCAGGCGCTCGATGCCGCCGGCGCGGATCGTGGCCCACTCGTCGCCGCGGGCGGCCTTCCAGATGACGAACACGCGGCTCCAGTCGGGCATCGGCTTGTTGTGCTCGCCCAGTATGGCCTCGATCTTCTCTTTCGCCGTCTGCGGGACGAAATGGTCGATCGAGAAGCGCGGCTGACATCCCATGCACGCAGCCTTGGGCACCTCGATGCGGTAGGCGAGCGCCTGCCCCGGCAGCCGTGAGTGCGTGCCGAACGTGATCACCGGATAATGGGTGCCGGGATTGCGGCAGGTCGGGTTGAAGCAGATGACGCTGTGCTCGACGCCATTTGCCGCGGGGATACTCTGGGTCATCAGTGCCTCACGAAGGTGATGGTGCGGTTGGTCTGCATGCAAAGGCCGCAGTTGGCGCAGCAGCGCGTTGCGTCGGTCTCGGCGGGGCAGCGGATCCCCGTCGCCTGCTCGGGCGCGTCGACGACCTCGGCGCAGTCGGTCGGGTAGCCGCCGCCGCTGATCCGCATGGCGACGCGGTCGTAGAAGTCGCGCATCAGCTCGAGCACCGCGCGGCCGATCGGGTCGGAGGGGAGGCGTGCGGTGAAGCCGAAGATGCGCAGGTTGGGGAAGCGCTCGAGCATCTCGCGCCAGAACCCGACATAGGCGACGGAGTAGAAGTCGCCGAGGACGTGCAGGCGAACGATGAAGCCCTTGGGGTGGATGAAGGCGAGATGCAGCAGCTCGCTCGTCAGCCTGAGCGTCAGCGTCCCGTCATCATGGATGCGGTGCGCCATGTGCATGTTGTTGCCGTAGCAGGTCGCCCATTGGAGGCACGTCCTGGGGCAGGTCTCGCGCTCTTCGAGCGTGAGGGTGTAGAGCGGCATTCCGGACCAGCGGCCCTTCACCATCTGCTTGCCGATCTTGCGGCTATTCTCGCCGGACTTGAGCAGACGCTCGACGTGCGCCGCCGGCACGACGGTCGAGGGGAAGATCGTCGCGCCTTCGCGCAGGGCGGGATGGTGAGGCGGCAGGTCGACGCGTGGACCGTCGTGATTGACGATGCCGGTGAAGCGCCTTTGCTTCGCTTCGCGGTCGGATGGCGGCCGCTGCCAGCGCTTACGTCCGGTGCCGCCGCCGCGGCGCGGCGGAAGGCCCATCTGGTGCACCTTGCCGTAGATCGAGCTGGGGCCCTTCTTGCCCAGCACATCGGCAATCGCGTCGGCCGACATGCCGGCATTCCACATCTTCTCGAGCTCAACGCGCTCCTCCGGCGACCAGCGTTCGCGGGTGCGGCGCGGCGCACGGAAGTGCGAGACGTTCTCCGTCATCGGCCAGTCGGCGTTCACCGCGCCGGTCCTCTGCGCAGCGATCCTCGCCTTGGCGCGCTCGCTCGCCGCTCGTCGACGCTCTTCCGACCAGGGCGTATAGCGGTACTCGGGGTGACCCATGGAGCGCATGCGGTCCTCACGCCGGATAGCCGTTGTGTTCGACGCCATCGAGGAGGCGTCCAGCGGCCTTCTTGCCGATGCGCCTCATGGGTATTGAGCCGGATGCCCATTCGATGCCGCTCTCGATCGGCACCATCCGCCCGTCGGGTTCGACGAAGTGCGTCGGTCCGTCCCGATCAGGTGAGTAGTTGGCGCGCCAGTCACCCCATTGCTTGAACAGGAATGGCACCCCCGCGGCGGCGCATTGGTCGCGCAACGAGCGCGCCCAAGCTGGATGCATCGGCCGTGCGCCCGGCCCACTCTCACCACCGACCACGACCCAGTCGACTTGCTTTAACCAGCGCGAAATGTCGACATGGCCCAACAGGGGTTCACAACTCAGCCAGCGCACCGCCGGCGTCGTCTCGAGCAGGATCGGGATGCGCTCGTCGGCGCGCTTCTGGTCCTCGACGCTCGTCCCGAGCCAGACGTTAGGCAGCGGCCAGGGCCCCTCCATGATCCGGTCGAAGGATGTCGTGCCCGCCTTCTCCCATATGACCTCGAGGGCGGTGCCGCGGCCATCGCTCCGTTCGCGCGACTGGTCGGTGAGGTACTTCCGCGCCCGCTCTGGGCGTTTCGTCAGCACTTGGAACGTGTGCTGCGGTGCCATCTTCATCACGGCGAAGACGAGGTCGATCCAACCGCTCGGCACGTTCTCATGGAACAGGTCGCCGTCGGCGCAGACGAAAATCTTGCGCGGTCGTTTGAGACGGATCGGCTCGAGCAGGACCTTCTCGTTGAACCGCACCTCGCCAGTCCACACCATGCCGCCCGCGGTGCGTGTCGTGAGGCCCTGGCGAACTGGGAAGCGGTGCGCCTGCTTCATCGCGTAGCAGTGCTTGCAGCCCGGCGAGACGACCGTGCAGCCGTTCACGACGTTCCACGTCATGTCGGTCCATTCGATCTTCGTGCCGTCAGCCATGGCGGAATTTCCCTGTGAGGCGGAGGATGACGACGACGGCCGCGAACACGGGCCAGAACAGCGCGAGCAGGAAGACGATGCCGGCAGCGTAGGTCTGCATCGGCTTCGGCACCTGCGCGAAGCGGCGGTTGTCGATCAGCTCGGTGCTGACCGTGAGCGCACCGATGACGTAGATCGCCCAGCCCCAGAGGTTCACTGGCCGTCCTGCTCGTCGGGCTTGTGGAGCACCTCGATGACCGCCGCGCAGGCAACGAGCCTCCGGACGCGGTCGACCGCCTTGTGGCACTCGCTGCGCTTGCGGTAGCCCTCGCCGCTGTCGGCGATGACCTTCTTGTTGTTGGCAAGCAGCCGCCACCGCCAGTCGCCGTTGCCGTCCTTGTAGAGCTCGAACATCGCAGTGCTCCTTTCTTCGGGGGAGTAGTCGGCCAGGATGCTGGCGAGATATGCGCGGAGGCTCATGCTGCGGACCTCACAGCAGCTGCCCCTGCTCGCTCGGCTTCTGCGAGACGAGCTGATAGACGAAGGAAGGCATAAGCAGCCACCACCGGGTCCACGCCGTTTCCTGTCGCTCGAAGCCGCTCAACCCTGTAGGCCAGCGCATCAATGCCTCGACGAAGATGGGATTCAGCTTCCTCTTGACTGAGGGCTGGTTGGAGTTCGGGCCAGAGGTCGAGGACGTCGATCCACCGGCTATCGGTCGGTCCTGGGATGACGGCGGGCTGCTCCAATGCTCGGCCTGATCCTCCAGATTGACCGAGTGGCCGCCCGCTGCCCGCTTCTCCGCTGGCTGCGATCCGCCTCTCTTCGATACGTCGCTGGGCGCACGCCACGTCGCCGCCTCGTCGTTGAGGTTCCGCATTCCGTGGCCCTCGGCCTTCATCGCTGCAATCCGCTCCGGTGAGTGCGGCGGGAAGTGATCGCGGGCTTGCGGTGCCGCCCATTCGCTCACTTGAAGCGACAGCGCCGTTCCGCCCTGCCCATACTTCTTCGTTCGCGTCCCCGTGTCGTCCGCGACCGCCGCAATCCATTCCGTCCGCTCGTTCGGCCATGATGAACAGTCGCTCGCGCCGCATGGTGTTTCCGGTTTCGGCCGAGCTGAAAATTCCTGCCGCAACGCGGTAGCCCAGTCGCTCCAGTGGCGGCTGGAGGGCTGCAAGCTGCTCCGCTGCGTTCCCCGGCACGTTCTCTCGGAAGATAAGATCAGGCCGGCACTCGTCGGCAATGCGGACGACCTCGGGAGCAAGGAACCGCTCTCCGTCTGCTCCTGCCCGCTTTCCGGCGACGCTGTTATCCTGGCAGGGGTCGCCCGAAGCGAGGATATGAATGAGGCCACGCCATGCTCGAGCGTCGAAGGTGAGCAGGTTACTCCAGACAGGAGCCGGATGTAGCCACCCCGCTTCCATTGACGCGACCAGGCTTGCGGCCGCAGGTGCTTCCCTCTCGACGTAGCAGACGCCTCGGCCAGCCTCTCCCCGACAGTGGAGAGCAAGGAGGATTCCGAGCTCGAGTCCGCCGACTCCGGCGCAGAGGGAGAGGATGTTTCGGGTACATACAGCCATGTCACGCGGCGCTCTTCCACAGGAGGGGTTGCTGATCGCGCGGGATCCGATGATGGCCGCGCGCCATGGGATGCTTGGGCTGCCCGCTGTCCGTGGTGCCGAGGCAGACGAGATCGACGCCGCGATGGCCGCATTCGCGCACGAACCACTCGTCCATGCCGAAGCAGCCGCCGTGATTGCCCCAGGCGGCGAGGATCGAGCGGCCGTGCTGCTTCGCGTAGCCGATGGCGTCGATAAGGAAGCCCTTGTTGCTGTCGCCGATCGCCAGCTGCGGGCCGCTGCGCATCATTTCCGCTGGCGAGGGGGTCCTCAGACCGTGGAGGTTGACGACGTAGAGGCCGCCGAAGCCCCACAGCTTCGCGAAGTGGATGAGGGTCAGGATCGTCGGGTCGTTCTTCTCGTGGTCCGCCGTGCTCGGGTTGAGCATGCAGACGACGAGCAGCGGCAGGCTCTCGTCCCAGATGCGCCTGAGCTCGTAGCGGCAGTCGCCGATGATGACGGCCGTCATCTGCATCGGCGGCTGTGCCGGCGGGGGCATGTCGAAGAAGGCGAGCTGCTCCTCAGCCATGGCGACGCTGCCTGATCGCGCGGGTGTAGTCGAGGTCGCGGATGACGCGCTCGAAGCGGACGGACTGCTCAGTCGTCAGCGCCTGGCGCTTGCTGAGCTCGTCCCAATAGGTGAATTGCTCCTCGAGCGGAGCATTCCTGGGCGGGCCGAGGAGCGGCTCTCCGCTCCCCATCAGACGACGATCCGCGTCAGCCTATGATTATGGGTAAATCCGTCCAGTGATTTACCCATTATCATAGGTGCGTTGACGGCAGCGGCCATCACCATCGGCTCGATCTCCATCGGCTTGCCCGTCGCCATCGCGATGATGCTCGCGAGGCGGCCGTCGATCGTGACATCGAGGCCGCTACCGCTCTGCCGCGGCGTCAGCGTGATCGCCTCGATCAGCGAGCGCAGCGCCGGCATGGCGGTCATGCGCGCCTCGGGCGGACCCATCAGCGCCTCGGACAGGTGCTCGACCGCGCGGGCATACTCGTCCGCGATGTTGGGCAGGAACGGGATGACCTTCACCGCGTCCAGTTCGGCGAGCTCGCGCTCGAGGCTCGCTCGCTCGGCCTTTGCCGCGGTGAGGATGTCGCGGATCTCGTCGAACTCGCGCCCGCCGTTGGCGAAGGCGGTGACGAGACGGTCGACCTTGGCCGTCGTCTCGGCGAGCTTGCGCTCGAGCCGTGCACGCGCCGCGTTCTGTTCGGCATGGTCGCGGGCGAGATGCTTGTGGACGCGCTTGATGAACAGCCGCACCAGCTCGGGGTCCATCAGCCGCTTCTGCAGACCCTGGAGCACCCGCGCCTCGAGGCGGGCGTTGCTGATCGAGCGGCCGTTGCTGCATGCGGCATTGTTGCGGAACCGCGAGCAGGCCCACAGCGCGTCCGCCGTGCCGATCTGGATGATGTTGCCGCCGCAGACGCCGCAGCGCAGCAGCCCCGACAGCAGGCGCTTGGCGCGGCGGTGCTGGTGCGGCTTCCAGCCTTCCCTCACCGCGCGGCCCGCATGGACGCGGTCCCACAGGTCCTGGTCGACGATCCGGAGCTCCGGCATCTCCATCCGCACCCACTCGGCTCTGGGATTGACGCGCGCGACCTTGCGGCGCGTCGACGGGTCCATGACGAAGCGGCTGCGGTTATAGACGAAGACGCCGATGTAGATTTCGTTGTTGAGGATGCCGAGGCCCCGCGCCGCATCGCCGTTGATCTGCGACGTCGACCACAGCCCGCCGCGCGGACCCTTGATCCCCTCGGCGTTGAGCCGCGATGCGATCGAGCGGGCGGACTGCCCCGCGGCGTGCTCGCGGAAGATGCGGCGGACGATCTCGGCCTGCTCGTCGTCGACCTCGCGCAGCCCGCGGTCGACCTCGCCCGCGCTGTTGAGGCGCACGACCTTGCGATAGCCGTAGCACAGGCCGCCGGGGATGCGGCCAGCAGCGACGCGGCCCTTCTGCCCGCGGCGGATCTTGTCGGCGAGGTTCGAGCGGAACAGCGCGGCCATCGTGCCGGTGAAGCCGATGTGGATTTCGCTCACCAGGCCATCGGAAAGGGTGACGAGCTGGCAGTCGCGGAACTTCAGGTGCTTGTGGATGAAGGAGATGTCCTCCTGGTCGCGGCTGATGCGGTCTATCGCCTCGGCAAGAACGACATCAAAATCCCCGGCGCGTGCGAGGAGAGCGTTGAGGCCAGGCCGCTCCCTGACTGCACCGCTGATCGCATAATCAGCAAAAACATCGACGACTTCCCATCCCTCGCGATCCGCCCGCTCACGGCAGATACGAACCTGGTCATCGACCGACCTCTGGTCCTGCAGGGTCGAGGAGAATCGTGCATAGATCGCTGCCTTCACCGCCGTTGTTCCTTCGCCGAGTCGCCGCCTGTCTGGCGATGGCGGGCAACGGCGGCACGGGCAAGCGCATCGACGATCGCCTCGAGCGCAGGATCGATCTGGCGGGGAGCGGCGCTAGCCACGACTGCTCTCCGTCGGCTCTGTGGGCTTACCGCAGCCGGGGCAATCAGACTGGATGTACTCGTGGGCGTGGCAGGGCTGCGCGTAGCATCCATTGCCGTACACCGCCCAGTCGCCGTTCTCGTAATAGGACACCAGCACGCGCTCTCCATTTGGAGACGCCTTGCGGATGGCGTCGATGAAGTGCCGCACGCCGACGCTGACGACCTCGAAGTCGCTCATGCGACTGCTGCCTTTGCCTCGGCGCGGGCGCGGTTGAGATCGGCCATCGCGTCCTGCGACCCGCCGGCATCGGGGTGAGCGGCGGGCGCGAGCTCCCGATAGCGGCGGTCGATGTCCTGCACGGTCGGCATCTCTCCAGCACGGAAGCGCAGCACCTCGCGCCATGACTTCCTCCCATCAGGCGCGGGGAGTGCGGTGAAGCCCTTGAAAGTCTGCCGCACGATATGCAGGCCGCCGTGGCGCATCTCGGTACGGCGCGCCTCGATGATGTGGTGGATCGCCTGAAGATTGTCCTCGACCTTGGGGTAGCGGTCGACCGCGATGCAGCGCTGCTGCCCATCCCATTCGAACCAGGCGGCAACGCCCGTGTCGGCCGGCTGCCCGACATCGAGTCCGCCGACGTTGGATGAGAGGACGATCTCCGTCACCTGCTTGCCGCTGTCCTTGGCGAACAGCTCGAGCGACGACTTCACATTCTTCAGCGCCGCCGACAGGCTCGAGCGGAATTGCGACGAGGCCTTGCGCTCCGTTCGCGGCAGTCCGTCGGGCCATTGCAGCGGGTAGGCCGGGATCGTCATGCGAACACCAGCATGCGGCTGATCTTGCCACCGCCCAGGCCGAAGGCGCGGATGCGCGGCGTGTCGCCTCGCGTCGCGTTCTCGAGTGGCAGCGCCGTGCCGCAGAAGGCGCATTCGGCCGTGATGCGGCCGATGAGCCAGTGCGTGCGCCCGCAGCCTGGGCAGTGGTTCGCTTCACCCTCACGATAGAGGGTGTGAAGGCCGCGGGCGTGCGGGTTGAACCGCCGCGCGCTCACGACGCATTCTCCGCGCTGCGCTCGACCATCTGCTTCAGCCAGTCGCGCTCGGCTTCCGTGGTGGAGAGCCGCTGGCGCAGGATCCGGTTGTCCTCACGCTCCTTGCGGAGGAAGGCGCGGCTCAGCCAGTGCGCATGCTGCTCGCGGCGGATGACCACCGCGAACGCCGCTGTCGAAAACAGCATCACCAGCGAGATGACCAAGGCAAAGGCGGTGTCGGTCATCAGACGCGCATCGGCATCAGGACGGCGAGGAAATCATCATCGCCATCGAAGGTTATCTTGATCGGCGAAGCTGCGGTCGCGTCCGAGAAGTGGAAATGCACGGTCGCTCCGACGTGCGTTGCAAGAATCTCGGCGAGATAGGCGGCGTTCACACCGAACATTTCGGGCGCTTCGCCCTCAACCTGGACCGAGAGCTTGCGCTCGAACTTCAGGCCTTCGGGGTTGGTGAAGCTCAGACCTTCGGACAGTTTGATGGCTGCGGGATTGACTGAGGAGGTGCCGAGCCGGGCGATGGTCTTCAGTCCCGCCGCCAGATCGCCGCTCGACAGCGCGGCGGAGCCAACGAACTTGTCGGGGATGACACGGCTATAGTCAGGATAAGTCCCATCGATGCACTTCGCCTCCAGCGTCCAATTCTCGACGGCGAAGCTTGCGCGGAGACGTGAGACCTCCATGATAATTGGCGCATCCATGCGATCGAGCAATTCGATCAGGCAGCGGATGCCCTGCCTCGAAATGATGACCTCGGGCATTTCGCCGTCCGCGACGGCCGGGCTAATCACCTTCTGATGGAGCCGGTGACCATCCGTCGCCGTGAATGCGATACGGCCGCCCCTGTGGGTGAGGCAGATGCCGTTCAGATAATAGCGCGTCTCTTCGCGGGATATTGCGGGGCGCACCGTCGAAACGGCCTGCAGAAGCGCCCGCCGATCGAACTCGAAAGTCGCCTCGGGCGAAGGACGTGTAATGGTTGGATATTCGCAGGCCTGAAATGCGGAGATGGCGAACTCACCAGCAGTGCTTCGCAGGATCAGCTGCTTGGGAGACGAGAAGAAGGCGATCCGCTCGCCGCCGATTGACTCGGCCGCGGCGCGCAGCGTGTGGCACGGAACGCAGGTTTCGAACGCAATGCCATCGAACGGCAACTTGCAGGTGAGCTGCTGATCGAGGTCGGTGCCGCTGATCACAAGGTTGCCCGGCGCGGCGACAAGCCGCACGCATTGGAGAATGGACACCGTCGAGCGACGGTCGATCACGAAATTGAACACGCTGAGCGCCTCGGCGAGCTGGGTGCCGGTGAGCGGCGACTCGGCGACGGTGGCGGGCTTCTCTTCGACAAGAGTGGCGGACGTCTTGGGCATCGATCTCTCCCCGGCTGGAGTCGGGGCTTTGAGTGCCGAAAAGCGTTTGGTCTGTCAAACGAAAATCGTTAGCGACTCGCGACTCGCGACGCGTGCGCGTGGTGCCTTAACTACAGATGACCGTTCAATCGGCGGGTCGAAAATAAAGAGCTTGATTTGGATTACATTTGGTTAATCGTTCGCGGCTGGGTCCGCGATGGCCGCGACTCGCCAGCTCGGGGCGAGTCGCCGCGTTGCCGCGGCGCCCGTGTGCGCGTCACGAGCCTGTCTAGGGGGTAAGATGCAGACGTTGATTAGTGTTGTAACGACCGCCGAGTGCACATGCATCGGCGCAACCTTTGTCGCTAGGAGGCTGCTGGCTGAGCCTCCTGCTCCATCTCCTTGCGAGCCAGAAAAAACCCTGCCGCCATATCGATATTATCACGAACCGGAGGACGAGCGGCGTATCGCAAGAATGCTCGCAAGTCTTTCGCGATGTCCTCGATGCGGCTCTGCTCCGGGACAACACCAGGGCACAGCTCCTGAAGGACGTAGCGCACGCCCATCATTAAGACTGGTGTCGTCGCAATAGCGCTCACCATCTCAGCCGGATCCTCGAAGCCGAAGACCTCGACGAGGCGCTGACCCTCGTCGAGCTTCAGCTTGCGCTTGCCCGTGAACAGGTCCGCAATGCGCTGCGGCGCGATCCCGATCGCCTCGGCGATATCCTTTTTCTGGATTTCGCCCGCCTCGAGCAACGCTTCGAGCCGCGTGAGGATGTCGTCAGTACCCATCATCGGACGCATATATGATTGAAACTCCGAACAGACGCTAAAACTAATTCCGTAAATTCAGCTTGCGCGTGGCTAACGCTTTTCGTTAGGTAGCGCAATGCGAACAGTCCGCGACATCATCGAAGACCTGGGCGGCTCGAGCGCCGTCGCCAAGGCCCACAATCCCCCCTTGGCACAGTCGACGGTGCACGGCTGGGTGACCTCCAACTTCGTCCCCAGGTGGCGCGTGCCGGCGCTTCTCGAAATCGCCAAGTCGCTCGGCAAGTCATTGGCAGAGAACGATTTTCCGCCAAAGGACCAGCGCCTGAAGGCGGTCGGCTGATGGAGCGCAGCAACGCCGCCGCACGCGCCGCCGCGGCGCTGCCCTGTCCCGGATCGGCACGGCCCGCTGGGGCTGTTCCGAAGCGGGAAACGGCCAACAAAAAAAATGTTGGAAATGCGGGGAATTTGGGCAGTCCGCGAACCCAATCGGGCGCGGATTGCGGGCCGCGACTCGGGCGCCGCTCTCCCGAGTCGCGGCCGTGAGCGTCGAGGTCGTCCACGGCGACTGCCGGCAGGTGCTCGCATCCCGCAGCGGCGAACTCTTCGACAGCTGCGTCACCGATCCGCCCTACCATCTGACGAGCATCATAAAGCGCTTCGGCGCTGAGAATGCGAAGCCGGCACTATCGGCGAGCCAGCGGCGCTTCGCCAAGACAGGAGGCGCTGACCGCAAGCCTGGGCCTGACCAATACGGTCGGCTTTCGCGCGGCTTCATGGGGCAGACGTGGGATGGCGGCACGGTCGCGTTCGAGCCCGAGACATGGCGCGCCGTCTATGACCATCTCAAGCCCGGCGCGCATCTCGTCGCGTTCGGGGGATCGCGCAACTTCCATCGCCTGATCTGCGCGATCGAGGATGCGGGATTCGAGATCCGCGACACGCTGTTCTGGCTGTACGGCTCGGGCTTTCCCAAGTCGCACAACGTCGAGAAGGCCATCGACAGGCTTCTCGGTGCCGAGCGACCGGTCGTCGGCACCGAGAAGCTCTCCAACGACATCCGCGGCGGCGGCTTCCTCGACGTCGTCAATGGCGACAAGCCGGCGTTTGAGCGCGACGTGACGGTCGCTGGCTCCGCGGAAGCGGCGCAATGGAGCGGCTGGGGAACGGCGCTGAAGCCGGCCTTCGAGCCGATCTGCCTCGCCCGCAAGCCAGTCGAAGGGTCCGTCGCCCAGAACGTGCTCAAGTACGGCACCGGCGCGCTCAACATCGATGCGTGCCGCGTTGCCGTCGAGGATGAACAATATGCCCGCAACTGTTCGGGCGATCGCGGCCACGCGGACAATCGGTCGCGCGACATGGACTTCGCCATGGGTTGCGGCACGGCAAGCGACAAAGGCCGCTGGCCGGCGAACATCCTCACGGACGGCAGCAAGGCCGTAGAGGCGCTGTTTCCGGAGCAGAGCGGCGGCGGAACGCCCGCTCGCCGCGATTCCGATAAGTTCCGCAACGTCTATGGCGACTTCAAGGGCGGTGAAGCCGAGCAGGGCATCGCCGGATCGTCGGGCAATGCCGCCCGCTTCTTCTTCTCCGCCAAGGCTGGCGATCTCGACCGTCTCGGCAGCCAGCACGCCACCATCAAGCCCGTCGACCTGATGCGCTGGCTCTGCAGCCTCGTCACGCCGCCGGGCGGGCGCGTGCTCGACCCGTTCGCCGGATCGGGGACGACGGCCATCGCCGCACAGGCCGAAGGCTTCGACTGCACGCTCATCGAACTCGAAGCGAAGCACGTCGAGGACATCAACCGCCGCCTCGCCATCGTCAGCGGCGAAGGCCGGCACCGGCTGGTCGAGATCAACGCCAACAAGAAGCGCGCGGGCAAGCCGCTGCCTCTGTTCGGCGAGGACGCGGCATGATCGTCAGCCATTTCGACTTCCGCCGCGCGCCCGAGCGCTTCGCCTGGACGCCGGCGCGCATCTCCAAGCTGTGCGAGCGCTACGGCGACAGCGAGACCTTCGCCCATATCGCGAGCGAGCTCGGCTGCACGCGCTCCGCCGCGATCGGGCGCTTCAACCGCTTGCGCGGCGAGGCCGACATGCTGCTCATGGGGCGCCACGACGATCTCGTCCTGATGCTCGAGGACGACCGCGATCTCGACGGCATCGCCGCCGCGCTGCGCGTGCCGATCGCCGCCGTCGAGGTGCGCTTTGCCGAAATCCGCCGCGGGCTGGGTCCGCAGGCGCGCTGAGGAAGGAGAGGGACATGGCCGTCAATGGTGTCTTCGACAGGGAGCAGCTGAAGCTGTTCTTCGACCGCATCGACAACATCGAAGAGGAGATCGCGGGGCTCAAGGACGACCTCAAGGACGTCTGGAAGGAGGCGAAGGCCGCCGGCTTCGACGCCAACACCATGAAGCGCGTCCGCGTCCTGATGAAGATGGACAAGGACGTGCGCGAGGAGAAGGAGTCGCTCTACGAGGCCTACAAGGAAGCGCTCGGCCTCCGCTTCGAGTCCACGCCGCTCGGTGCAACGGTCACGGGCGACGGTTCCGGAAAGGCGCTGCCGCCTGCATCCGACGAAGTGCGGACAGCGCCTGGCGTCACCGACGAAGAGTGGGAGAACGCGCCCCCCAAAGGCCCGATCAGCAACAGCATGTCATCCATTCCGGGGGTTGAGGATTCGGGCTTGTCTCCAGCGCCTGAGCCGAAGAAGCGCGGGCGGCCGAAGAAGGTGCGCGATCCGTCGAACGGCGCGCTCGTCACGGTGCCCGCGAACGGCGCGGACACCATCACGGACAGCGCGGCAGGCTGATGTACCTCGCGCTCAAGCCGGGAGCGCGGTGCGGGTGGGCCGCATGGTCGCCGGGCGATCCTCGGCCGGCCTGCGGCTCATTCGACATGCCTTCCGAGCTGGGGCGCGCCGGCTGCAGGATGCACGCCTGGCTGGTCGAATTGAGGCAGGTGCATCCCTTCGACCTCCTCGCCTACGAGCAGCCGAGCGGTCCGACCGAGGCGACCGGCGACCGGCATCTCGCCGACATCGCCATGACCTTCGGCATCGCCGCCCACATCGAGAGCTATTGCTGCCACACCGGCGTGCACTGCCGCCGCGTCGGCCTCGGCGCATGGCGGCGCACGTTCCTCGGCAAGGGCGTCGGCGAGAAGACGAAGACGATGGACGGCTGGCTGAACAGCCGTATCGGCGAGCTCGGGCTGTGGCGCGCGCGCAAGCGCGAGGAGAAGGCCGCGGTCGGGCTGCTCGATCACCTGATCATCCTCGAGATGAAGCACACGCCGCCATGGCGCACCCATGACTTCGTCGACCTCCAGGCGCCGGTTGCTGCGGCCGGAGGTTTGCGATGAGCGAATGGCAGGTCGGTGATCTGGCCCTGTGCATCAAGTCCGGCACGGTGACCCGCGAGGGAGCGATCTACACCGTCACGGAGATTTGGCCGGTCGGTGCGCTCAGGTTTGGGTTCGTGCGCAACGTTGCAGATGTTCCGCTGCTGATCTTCGCCGAAGTTATCTGCGAGGATGGCGACGGATCCCACCCGAGCCGCTTCCGCAGAATCAGGCGCGACAGGCACGAGTCCTGCGAGCCTGAGTTCGTTGCCCTCCTGAAGAGCAGCAAGCCGAAGGTGAGCACATGACAGCCTTCGAGCGAATGACAGCCGACCAGTATCGGCAATCGCAAGGCCTGCCACCGCGCGGCTCCAATCCGACGGTGTCGTTCCGCCGCGGCGAGCAGCTCGACCGTCATGGCGCGCTCGTCGCCGGCCCAGCGGGCAAGGCGCAGCATATGCTCGGGCGGCTGGGCGTCGGAATCATGAACAAGACCGAGGCCCGCTTCGAGCGCGAGGTCCTCGCCCCGGCGAAGGAGCGCGGCGAGATCGCCTGGTATGGATTCGAGGCGGTCAAGTTCCGCATCGCCGCGAACCGCTGCTGGCTGACCATCGATTTCCTCGTCCTCTACGCCGACGGCCACTTCGAGGCGATCGACGTCAAGGGCGCCCGCGCCATCGTCGAGGAAGACGCCAAGGTGAAGATGAAGGTCGCCGCCGCGTCCTTCCCGATCCGCTTCCGATACGCCTTTCCCAGACCGCGCAAGCTCGGCGGCGGCTGGCTGATGCAGGAGGTTTGAGATGAACAGACTGGATCTTGCCCTCAATGGACTTGTCGTCGACGGCAGCAACGCCGCGACCTTCAATGCCGCGATGCTGCTCAGCGGCCGCGAGCCGCCGCCCTTCTCCGCGCTGCTGGTCGACGCCGGCACGGGCGCGGGCAAGTCGGCGCTGCTGCAGATCGCCGAAGCCCATTACGAGGCCGAGTTCCCGTGCAGCCAGGCGCGCCGCATCCGCGCCAACGACCTCGCCTTCGTCCATCCCTCCGCCGACCCGTTCGGCGAGGACCTGGTGGGCGTGTCGCTGCTCCTGATCGACGACATCGATGTGCTCGTCGCCCGCCGCCGCATCGACTGCCTCTACGAGGTGCTCGACTACATGAGCCGCGACGGGCGGCGCGTCATCATGTCCACGACCGTGCCGGTCGGCGAGCTGCCCCTGACGGACTGGCGGGTGATGTCGCGGCTGTCGGCTGCGACCACCATGACGCTGCGCCCGCCGCCGCTCGAGACGCGCATCGCCATCATCCGCCGCAAGATGGAAGTCTGGCCGCTGCTCAGGCTCAGCGATGCCTGCGTCCACGGCCTCGCCGAGCGCTTCGGCGGCAACGGCCATCACCTCGCCGCCGCCGTCAACCGCCTCGCCTGCGCCGCCGCGCACGACCGCGCCATCACCCTAGACTTCATCAACAACGAGCTCGCCGACCTGATGCGCATGGCGCCGCGCGTGTCAATCACCCGCATCCAGGAGACCGTCGCCAAGTGCTTCCGCATCCCCGTGAGGGAGATGACCTCGGCGCGGCGCGCCCGCGAGGTCGCGCGGCCGCGGCAGGCGGCGATGTACCTGAGCAAGCAGCTGACGCCCAAGTCCCTGCCCGACATCGGGCGGCGGTTCGGCAATCGCGACCACACCACCGTCATCCACGCCATACGGCAGATCGAGAAAGTCCGCCTCGTCGATCCCGACTTCGAAGCACAGCTGACGGCGTGCGTACGCGAGCTGACGCATTGAGCGTCAACATCCTCATAGGTGACTGCCGCGAACGGCTCCGCGAGCTGCCTGACGCGAGCGTGCATTGCTGCGTCACGAGCCCGCCCTACTTCGGCCTTCGCGACTATGGCGTGGATGGGCAGATGGGCCTTGAGCCGACGCCCGACGACTTCGTGGCTGGCATGGTCGAAGTGTTCCGCGAAGTGCGGCGCGTGCTGCGGGATGACGGAACACTATGGCTAAACCTTGGAGATAGCTACGCCCGTAACCCATCCAAGGGTGTGCGGTTCGCAGGCAAGAACGGCGCCGTCAATGACAGACAAACGGTGGAAGGCAATCGTGGGCCGCCGATTGCGCCAGGCTTCAAGGAAAAGGACAGGCTGATGATTCCGGCGCGAACCGCGCTGGCTCTTCAGGCTGATGGATGGTGGCTGCGTGACGAGATCATCTGGCACAAGCCGCGCACGACGCCACACCCCGTTATGGACCGCACCGTCTCCGCTCACGAGATGATTTACCTGCTCGCCAAGAGCAAACGCTACTATTTCGATTACCTCGCAATCGAGGAGCCATCCCAATACGCCGGCGAGACGCGGCAGAAAAGCAAGGTGTTCCGACGGCTCACTGAGGCGCGGCTGAATACGAAGAACAGCGGTCAGACATTCGCGGCCGAGCGCGACTTCACCGTCCGCGACACGCGCAGAAAACGCTCCGTGTGGTCGGTTAACCCATCGCCATACAAGGATGCTCATTTTGCCACTTATCCGCCAGACCTGATCGAGCCATGCATCCTGGCGGGATGCCCGAAAGGTGGCACGGTGCTCGACCCCTTTGGTGGCGCGGGGACGACAGGCCTCGTTTGCGAACGGCTCCAGCGCGATGCCGTGATCATCGAACTCAATCCAGAATATGCTGCCATCGCCGAGAAGCGAATGCGCAGTGAATGCTCTCTGCTTGCGCAGGTGCGCGTCGCTTGAGCAACCATCTCACCTCGCTCGTGTACAAGCTCGACGTCGGCTCGCTGATGCGCAAGTCGACTCTCGTCCTGCTGGCGGACAAGGCGAGCGACGACGGCACAGGCATCTGGGCCAGCAAGCAGACCATGGCCGACGAACTGTGCTGCTCCAAGCAGGCCGTCATCAACACCCTCGAGGCGTTCGTGAACGAAGGCATCCTGATCAAGGAGGGCCAGCGCGACCACCTCAACGGCTACACGATCATGTACGCCCTCGACCTCGCCAAGCTGGAGGCGCTGCCGCGGGTGAAGCGCTGGGCCGGAGACCAGTCAACGATGTTGACCAGTCAACGTGGTGGACCGGTCAAGCGGGATGACTCGGGGGGTCAACGCCGTTTACCCAAACCTTCCTCAACCCCATCTCCCCCTGCTGAAGCTGACGCTTCAGCGCCCCCCCAGGGTGGCCTGCCGCTCGATCTCAATGAGGAAAAACCGGAGGCAGAGACGCCGAAGCGCGGCTCCCGCATCCCCGACGGCTGGACGCCGCCGCCGATCGAGACCCTGCCGGAACCGACGCAGGCCGTCGTCCGCCAGTGGCCGGCGGGGGCATATGCGTTCGTCGCGGTCGGCTTCGTCTCGCACTGGACGGCCGAGAGCGGGGCGCGGGCCTCGAAGAAGGACTGGGGCAAGGCATGGGTGAAATGGCTGCACGGCGAGGGCGCGAGGGTGATGTCCATGGCGCGCAGCGGCCTGAGGTTCGCCGATGCCACGGCCGCCGCCGCCGACCCCGCCGCGGTCGCCGAGATCGAACGGCTGCAGCGGAGCGAGAATGCCGATGTCGCGGCACTGCGCGGCCGGCTGCGGGCGGACCTCGGCGAGGCGGCGTATGACGGCTGGCTGAAGACGACGGCCATCGGCATCGATCACGATGGCATCGCCCATTACGTCACCATCATCTGCCGCGACGCCTTCATCTGCGACTGGGTGCGGCAGCACTTCTTCCCGACGATCCGCGCCATGGCGTGCAAGGTGCTCGAGACCGCCGACGTCACCGTGCACTGCGAACCCGTGGGGGACCGCTGATGTCCTCGCTGGCCCGCTTCGCGCATCTCGGCCACGAGCCCGACCCCGGCGACGGCCGCAAGCTCGCGCGCGACGCCTGGCGCAACCACGGCCTGATCCTGCTCCGTCCCGAGTGGCTGCCCGGCTGGGCGGACCGGCAGCAGGCCGAGCTGCTCGCGGAGAAGGTCCATGGAAAACGGAGGGTGTAGGCGTGCCTGGGGAGGGAAAGAAGCGCGAGCGCGTCAAGCGACCGGCGGGCTGGTACAGCAAGGCCCAGCGCGAGGAGCGGCGGCGGGCGCGCCACGAGCGGCGGCAGGAACGCCTCGCCGAGCTCGCCGAGCGCAAGCAGCGCGCGGAGGCTGAGCGGGTGCGCCTCGAGCAGCAGCGCGAGCAATATGCCGGCGTCATCGCCAAAGCGGCGGCGGACAAGGTCGCCAACGCCCCGCGGCTGGTGCAGGGCATCGCCGCGCTGCCGGGCGAGAGCAACGCCCAGTACCAGGCGCGCGTCGATAGCCTGCGTCTCGCCGTGGGCCGCCACCGGATGCTCAAGCGCTGGGATCACAAGCACGAGGGCACGCCCGAGACGCATCGTCATGCTCGCAAGAGCGAGCTGGTTGCGAAACGAACCGGCCTGACGGGCATGTTCATGGCGGGGCAGCTGACGGCGGACCAGCTCTACTGGGCAGCGGAGATCGCGGCCGTGGCAGAGTCGATCGAGCGCGATGTCGCGATCCGCTCTCCATCCTACGAGATGCCCGTCGATTTTCCCGGCAGCGGGCGCGACAACATCATCGAGGGCATCATGCGGGTCCGCCGCGAGGTCGCCTACGGCTGGTGGCGGCAGCGGATCCCCGAGCCCAGGCGGGCGGTCCTCGACATGCTCGTCGGCGAGGCGATCAGCTTCTCCGCAGCGGCGCTGCGCTACCGCATGGGCAAGGCCCGCGCGCGCCGCCTGCTGCTCGACGCGATCGACCTCTGGCCGGACGCGATGCGCCATGCGGAGGGCGAGGTCGACGATGCGAGCCTCGCTGCGGCGAGCGCCGGCATTCTTGGAGGGTGAACCATGAGCCTCCTTCATCCCCAAGGTGCAGAGGAGCGCATGGCAATCGTGCCGCTCATTGGATGCCTAGTGCCGCTGGTGCTGGTTGCGGCCCTCGCGGTCTGGCTGCTCGCGTGAAGCGACTGTCGTCAGCCGATGGCGCAATTGCGCCGAA